CCTCCAGTCAGCGTGAGCGTCGGCGTATCGCCAGCAATATATCCAGTTCCCGGATTGAGCACCGTGATGCCGGTAACCTGCCCATTGCTGACAGTCGCCGCGAATGTCGCCCCCGTACCATGACCGCCCGAAATGACGACTGCGGGCGGCGTCTGATAAGCCGCTCCAGCATTAGTCACCACAACCAGCGGCGATAACCCGCCCGCCCCAAACGTCGTCGTGCCATCCCAAAGCCAATATCCGTTCGTCTGGTTGGAAACGGTAATGAGGTATTGCTGCCCCCACTGCGTGATCCCCTGGTTGAGTACCGACGGATTGATAATCGAACCGGCCATTAATATCGTCGTGACCGCAAGCGTCGTCGTGTTGACCACGACCACCGAACCGTCAGACATAAACACAACGCAGTAGGGCGTCACTCCGATGTTGAAAAAATCGAAGAATACGATCGTCAGGGAATCGGTACGCGTGAAGATCGCACTGCCCACATCCCACAAAGTACGAAGTTGCCGCGGCCCGACCCGGATAAAACCGTCTATCCAGTAGCACTTCTCGTCCGGCACGCCGGTCCGGCCGCCCGACGTATCGAGTCCCATCCACTGATCGTGGATGAGAGGCTGCGGTCCCGCAGGGAGGTACGGGTTAGCCTGCTCTTGGGCTGCTTGCTCGGGCTGTTCGAGAGACATTTAGTAAGTCCAAGTCCAATGCACTTTCGAACGCCTGACCATCCAGTTTCCAACTAAATACATTACTCGCCGCCAACGTGGATACGAATACCAGCGAGCCAAAGACTCTTGATTAAGCCGAGCATTCAAATCGCAAAACCGCTGAAACATAGGGTCTTGCCCCTTTGCGTGCTCGCCAAAAGAACCCATATTAGATTCTCCCGTATCGATTGGGCGCGCGCCCAACCCGCGCATAGTTGCTGTAGCGCAGCAAATGCATGTCAAATAGTTCGAGGTAGAACTTAGCAGCATTGAAATTTTGTAAGTCAAGGTAGCACAAATGGGCAGTAAAGTACTTCACTGCCTCGCTCCAAGGATCAGGGAGAATCTCGACGCTCAAGTCGGTCTTCAGGTCTTGCGGCAAGCACAGACAATCCAGCTCGTACTGATACGCCTGCGACGGCAACGGATAAACAAACAAGCTTCCCGCCGTCCCCTGACCAAATTGAGCAGCGAACGCTGGCACATACTGGTATTGAAACGGGTACTGGCGAATCATCGCCTGATAGTCGGAGAACGCCGCAACGTAGAGCGTGTAGCGATAATTCGCGTAAATCACCGACACCGTGCGCGCATAATAGATCGCCCCCACACCGGGGAACGCGCTGAGATCGATGTCAGCGTAATTGTAAACCTCCAATCCCTGACTAAACTGCGTAGTCGCCGAGAGCACCGGCGTCGCCGCCGCCCCAGTTCCCCCGCCGCCCGAAAACGATATTTGCGGCTGAAAGTAACCGTAACCGCCGTAGTTGATATCGACTGTCGAGACCTTCCCGCCGCTGATCAGAGCCTGCGCAGTCGCCTGGCTGCCGTTAGGAAACGCCCCCATGCCTGAGGGAAAATCCGGCGCCGTGATCGTGACCGTAGGGGGGCTGGTGTAACCCGACCCGCCGGCCGTCACGCTCGCCGACACGATCGAGCCCGAGATCGGCGTGAGTACCCGCACGCACTGCGCGCGCATCGCCACCTCGCGGCGCGCGGTGTTGACATGAGCAATCATATCGAGCGGGTTGATCGACTCTTGACGCGCGTCGCGCAGGAGACGAGTGGTGTCTTTCAAATACTGATTCAGCGACGCCATCAGCCCGTCGCCTTCTGCAGACCGAGCTTGCTCGTAAGCGTCGGATCAAGCGCTTGTTCGTACTGGGAGCGCAGCACCGATGGGTTCGCAAATTGTCGCGCGCGCCCCATGAACGTCTTGTACTGCCCGAACAAACGCTCGGCATCCGCAATCCGCGCATTCGTCTGCGCCGACATGAGCGCAAGATACGCAGCAAAGAACGGTGCAGCGTCAGTCCATAAAAATGGAATTGCCTCCACGTCGCCGTCAGCCGCTAGCTTCTGCGGGTAGCAAACGCAATCGCAGCTGAGCACATAGACCAAGTCGGGGGGCGAATCGAGGTAGAAACTCCCCGACGCGCCGCTCCCCGTGCTCTGCCCGCTCGAACCCTGAGCGAATTGACTCCACTCGACCGGCGGACCCGCCTGCGGCTCCGGGTTGTTCAGCGAGAACAGCTCAAACCACGGCCACGCTCGCGACTCAACGCGCTGGAAGCCGTCGCCAACCGCGTAGCGCACCGACCGGACGTGAATCACGCCCTGCACGCCCGTCGTCGCCGCGACCCCGACGTTGATGGACGAGAAGTTGTAGGCGCGCTGCCCAATAACGGTCGGAATCGTACCAATGGCACGGATACATTCACCCTCACCGGCGAGCTGCCCGCGCGCCGTATTGATCCACCCCGTGAGGTCAGACGTAGCGTAGAGTGGCGACGGCGCTGCCGGGTTCTGGAGAAGCTGCTGGGTTTGAAGGAGATATTGATTGAGCACCGGCAGTCCTCCCGCCGGTCACACGCGCCTCAAAACCGGGTTGGCAGGTGTCGATCGTCCAGCGTCCAGCACATAATACGCCTGCGATCCATCGGGGTTCAAGCACAGCAGCGGCGTATGAAGCTGCTGCGCCCGCGCCATGGCCCCCGGCGTCGCGCCCGAGTCGGGCAGCGTATGCACTTTTTGCGCAAACTTCTGCCCGATACCGGCACCCGTGACCGCAAGGCTATAGGTCTCAGCCACGTTACGCCGCCGGCTGGATGATGCACACGTCGGGCTTGGAACCCATCGTCAACGAAATGGTGCTGGTGCCCACGATGGTGCCGGTCGTGGCTGTGACCGGATCGGCAATGAAAAGCGGTGACGGCGCCGAGAAGAACAGTCCGCTATCGTAGATCGTCCCGACCTGCGCCGCAATCGTGCCGGCACCACCGACCGTCAGCGCGATCTGCGCGGCACGCGGCCGCGCGCGAAGGAAAAGAAAATCCTCGCTGTTGGTGAACGTGCCCTGCGGCGGGTAACCGCCGACGGTCGTCACATATCCCAACGTACCGGCATCTCCTGAAATCGTCGATCCGCCGATCACCGACGCCGTGACCACGGTCTGAAGCATGACCGGATTGACGCTGCCCGCCGTACCGACGCCCGACACCACCAGCGAGATGTTTGCCGGGTTCGCAATCGGGTTGCCGGGGTTGGTGCAGAGCAGGCCGGTAAGCGAGCCCGACGCGCCGATCGTGAACGTAATGGTGCCGAGGGTGATGCCCGTCACGAGGTTCGGATCGGTCGGGTTCGGCAAACACACCGCGTTGAACGTCGTACCGGTGTAGCCGGCGCCCGGATTGGTGAAAGTGAAGCCGCTGACGGTCCCGCCCGAGATCGTCGCGTAACCCGACGCCGCGATGCCACCGACGCCGTTCGGGTTCGATCCCGCCGGCGGCGGCGAAGGAATCATCACGATCGGCGGCACACCATAGCCAGCACCCGCATTAGCGGTCACGATCGTCGCCGTGTTCATTGACAACTGGCCACCAACAATCGGCTGCCACGTCGAACCGCCGCCGCCGGTCACCGCGACCGTGGTCGATGCTTGCACGTAGCCCGAACCGGGCGCAATGATCACGCCCCACACCGGACAGCCAAGCCGGTTGGAGATGCGCAGGTTGAAGCCGTCACTCTTGACGTAATAGAGCCCGTCATTCCACGCCGCGGCGGCAGCCATCACCCACACGCCGGTGACGGGGTCGAGGAACTCCAATGTGAGGTACGAGCCAAGCGATATCGCCCACGTACCCGCAGGGATCGGGATCTGGTCGCCGGCATTCAGCGTGATCTTGTTGCTCGGCGCATCCAGCGGAGCGTTTTGCAGCTCGCTGGGATACAAATTCTGCGGCAACTGAAAGCCAAGGCCGGGACCTGACAGGGGAGCGGACACTGGCTAACCTCCTTAGAACGAAGCGCTGAGCGGGGACAGATTATAGCCCCAGAAACCCGAGCTGGACTTGGCCGACACGTAGTCGTAGCCAACCACCACGACGCCCTGCTGCCCGATCTGCCCGAGCGGCACCAGCGAGTAGAAGCCAGAGAAGTCGAACGCGGCGTCCTCCGACAGGTACATCGCCGTGTACTTGACGTTGACCCCGAACACGTTGCCCTGCGGCACGAAGTGGTCGGCGAAAATCGGCACGCCCGACACAATGAGGTTCGGGAACGACGACCTGATCTCGATGTCCTTGCTGCCGGCCCCCGACATGCCGGGATAGACGACCTGCTGCTCGTTCCCGATAAAGTCCTTATTGAGCGTCGCGTAATCGCCAGGCGCCATGACCACGAAAGTCGGCGCTTCGCCACCCGCGTTATTCGTGACGTAGGCGAGCAGCGTGGACATGGTCGAACGGGTGAAGCCGATCGTGCCGAGGTTGAACGTGCCCGACCCGAGGTTGATGTACTGGCCCTTAAAGGCCGAATTGCCCGCAGCCGTGCGCGAGATGCCCCCGTAGGTCGGGAAGTTGGTCCCGTCGTCGAACGCATCCTGCATGCTGTTCGGAAACAGCGGGTTCGACGAGTTGTTCGTGAACGACAGCCGCGCCATGTTCTGACGCGTCACCGCAAATACGTCGTTCATGCGCGCCTTGAGAAGACTGATCTCGCGATCGGTCGCCTGCAGCACCGTCTCGCCAAAGGGGAGCGGCACGGGCACGACCCAATAAGCGAGATTCCACTGGCCGTTTTGAACACCGGGCGTGATAACGGGACTGTTGAAGCCGCCGCCGTAGCCAGTAAATTGACCCTGTACCATGCTTTGTCCTTGCATTGGTACAGTAATCTGGTTGAGACCGCCGGCCGCACGCTGCGCGTTGCCGGTCATGTAAAAGAGGAAGGGGCTTCCAAAGTAAATTTGAACGAAAAGTCTGGGCACAAACGCCCTTCTCATAACAGCCGAAAGCTCGTTATAAAGGCTGCCCGCCGCTGGCGCGACGCCAATACCAGGAAGTGGCAAACTAGCCTCCTACGTTAGCGTCGCGCTTGTCCGCGAATCTCGCTCAACGCTTCGCGCGCGAGCTTGTCCACCACGAGCGTTGACTGGCCCTGCGACTCGATGAGCTTCTTAAGGTCCACTTGGTCGTCAGCCGGCGGCGCGAGGAAATCCCACGGTCCCGAACTAGCGCTGGTCGCGACCGGCGTCTGCGGCGGATGCTCGCGAAGGAAGTGAGCCCAAGCAATCTTCGGCTTGGTGATACCCTCCTCCTCCATAATCTTGCGCACAGCTGCTTCGCCCTCAGCAAGCAGGCCGTGGTTCCGACGCAAATCTTCAAAGTCACGCTCGATGCCAGCACTCAGGTCAGAGAGCTTCTTCTCCTGCTCGCGCGCTGCCTTCTCGTCGGCGAGCTGCTTCTTCAGTTCCTCGACAGAGGTTTGGAGCGGCGCCACGCGCTGCTCAAGCGGATCAGGCTGATCCAGCTCGGGGATCTCGGCTTTGGGATCGAACGCCTTGTTGGCCTCAAGCAGCTTGCGCCGCGCGACGGGATTCTTCATCCACGCACCGATCTGCTCACGCAGCTTGCGGTTAGCGCGAACTTCCTCCTCGTCCACTTCGATAAGCGCCATCACTTGGTTCCGATGCTGCTACCCGCGTTCGGGATGTGGGAGATGGTCATGGCGGGCGACGACGCCTGCGCCGGCAAGTGCGACTTGCGTCCCTGAATGTCATCCGACTCCATATCGACGCGCACGATCTGCTCGTCCGACTTGGGGATCGACTTGGCGGAATTGTGAAAAAGGTCCATTAGGATCTCCTATGTAAGTCCTCAACAAAAGCTGCTTTCAGCCGAAGCGCATCAGCGCAATTAGCCCCATCATTTTTCGAAAGATGGATAGTCCGATTGCTAATTCCACGACGCTCGATACGTGCAGCGAGCGCCAGCAACTCCTCAACTTCGTGTTGCGAAGGACGCGGCAACAAGACCTCTCCCTCAATAAGCATGACCCTTCCTCGGCCTCGCGACGTGTTCAACCGATCGGCCGGACAAATGCTGTTCGCCGGACAAGAGCGGTGTGCCGGGCAGCGTGTCCTCGCGCACCATGGCGGTCGCCGTGTTCTCGTACTTGGACGGCATCTCGTCCTTGCACTTGAAAATGTCGGTCATGCAGCCATCCCTTGCTGCCCAGCCTGCTGGCCCCCGGCGCCGCCCTGCTTGAGCGCCTGCATCTGCTGATTCGCCTGGGTAGCGCGCATCATGGTGTTCTCAGCCATGCTCTTCTGCCCAGCCGGCGTCACCGACCCAGGCGGCACGTGCTTGGCGAGCGAGCCGAGCGCCTTGAGCACCGCGGCGCCCACCTCGGACGTGGCGCCGAGCATCGGGACGAGTTGCTGAAGCTGTTCGACGATCATGCCAAGTTTCTGGAGTCCGGCGGCCTCGTACCCCTTATTGGGTGTCGGGCCCGTCGCCGACGACACGCCCATGGGGGGAGCTTGCGCTTGAGCGCCGCCGGGCATTCCAGCTTGCGGGGTGACGGGCACTGTGTGGCAGCCTGTTTACTTGCGCCGGCCGCGTCGCCCACGCCGATTGTACGTCAGCATAGTGACTCTCCTGGTTGCGCGTGGAACTATTCCCACGGTTACGCTCAAGAATCCTCGCTGCCCTTGTGAATCTCAATAGACTTTGTTATGGAAGTTCTAGGAGCTATCAGGACATCCTTGCGCGCATGCCATCCATAGACCAATTCCTCGATGTCAGAGACTGCGCCAGGATACTCAAAATGAGCACGCGATTCGTCTATCTTGCACTGCGTTCAGGGCGAGGACCGCGCTACCAGCGTTGGGGAGGCGAAAGAGGCCGCTACCGGATACGCTACTCCGACCTGATGCGATGGGCGCAAAGACCAAACGGAAAGGAACGCTGATGTACTGCCTCACCATCTGCTTCGGACCGGCGGCTACGACGTGGGCGCTGATGTTCAAAACGGAAGAAAAAGCGATCCAAGCACTGCAATTTGTCAACGAGCATGTGGACGGCAACTTCACTGACGATTTTGGTCAGACAATCGCGCTAAAAACATCCGAACTTCACGGCGTCATGCTCGAAGACCTCGGCCTCAGCAAGCTCGCTCACATCGAGCGCGCACTCCACCAGGCGCGCATGCAAGCCGAAGGGCAAAAAATGGCGCAGACCGACCCGGCGCTCATGCACGCCGCGCGAGGACCGAACATCATCTCGCCGATGATGGGAGGCAATGGGAGATTTCCAACTTGAAAGAGAGGTGATGCCTTTTGAAGACCGGATGCCGACTCTGCCTAGTGGGCCTAGCCTTTTTCAGTGTACCAACGGTCCATGCCAGTTTTTACGAAGCCCCGATACGAAAGTATCGGGGCTAGTGCTTCCCTCCTCCCACCTGCCGCAGCAACACCTTCTCGCCAACCTCGGGGTGCTCCTGCATGAGCTTCTGCATGAACTGCGCCTTCTCAGCCTTGCGCTCGCGCGCCGCGAGCTTGGCCGCCTCCTTGTTCGGGTAGTGCATGTTCTCGAGCACGTACTCGTCGTCCACGATCCCCGACTTGTGCGAAGCAAAAATAAGCTGCTCAGTCTCGCTCGCAAAGATCGGACTGGAGCTGTGACTATCCACCGTCACCCGCCAATCGTCAGGCAGCTCCGACAAGAGAAAGCGCGTCTCTTCACACGATTCAAACGTGTCGCCATTCGTCCAGTAGAACCGCCCATCCTTCGCCTCCATGATCGACAGCGTGAGATCGGCCGAATCGGCGCACTGCCGCTCCACTAAAAGAGAGCGATCGCGCAGTGTCGGCGAAGCCGTCTTGACCAGCGTGTCGGCGTGCACGCCGGCCCGCACGCCAGGCTCGCCCTGCCCGCGCATGATCTCGGGAAACGACCCCAACTCGTTGATCTTTTGCTCAAGGTGCTGAATCATCGGCAACAGTTCGGACGGAAACTTGGGCGTCAAATCCTTGATGTCTGACCCTGCCCCTTGGTTCAAATAACCGGCGATCCGCGCCTGCGAGTACAACTCATCCGTCATCCCCGACTCACCAACGAACCCCAAAAACTTGTCTATCTGCTGCCCTATCAAACGTCGCGCGTCAGCGTACCACTCCGACAGCAAACCCTGCGGCTCAATCAAATCAGTCAGCTCGCTGCGCCCCCAAAACCAGTTCGTCACCTCGTTAGGCTGGATTAGACGATAAGGCTGAAGCCGAGAATCCTTGATCAGCAAGTTCGCCCTAGCAAACCGCGGCGCGATGACGATGTCGGGATCGACTACGATGATAGTCGTGTAATCCTTCTCGTCCTGCACCCATAGCTCGTGGACCTTAACAACCGGCGCCATTACCTGCGGCCCCATGACCGCATAATTCGGATCGTTGCCAAGCTGTACGATACCGCCCGGTGCCGGCTGCGTCGCCCCCTGAAGCCCAGTGTTTAGCTGCGACGCCGACAGAACCTGATGAAAGTAACTCGTCATATCCGACATCGACGAACCGGTTGTCGCGTGCGCCTTGATGCGGTCGTAAAGCTTGTCCGCGTCCGGCATGTGCCAGATGCGCCGCCACACCTCGGCCAGCGTCATCACGGTCGTCTCGCACAGCGCGATCTGCTTATTGATGTCGTTCTCAGCCTCGTTGTAGACGCCGAATCGCCACGGCAACACGAGTTTCTGATAGTACCGCGGCGTCTCCTTCTCGCCCTCAACCTGCACAAACTGCTTGAGAATGGCAGCGCCGTACTTGAGCGCCTCGAACACGCCAAGACCGAACAGGAGGTCCGTGTTGCTACGATCCCACTGGCGGGTCAGCACGCGCGCCGCCACCTTCGCCCGCTCCATCTCACGCTTGGGATAAAGGTTCTCGTAGTCCAAATCGAACTTAAGCTCCACGGGGCTGTAAAGATGCGCCGCCGACCGCTCCAGATGCTGGTGCATCATGTTGACGAGCGACTTGGTCCCGTCGTAACGCCCAGTTTCGGTGATTGCGTTGAGAAGCCGGCACTGCGCCTCGCGCGAAGCCGCACTCACGCGGCACTGCTCGATCGTCTCGTTGGCAAAAGCGAGCAGTGCGCGCTTCTCGGCGGGAACACGGAGCATCAGACGCGCCGCCTATAACCAGGCTGCAACACCTCGTTAGCGGGCAAGTCGCCCACCTTATCCCACCCCATGCGCTCGGCGTGCGCACCACGCAGCGCAGTCTGCGTGCGCGCACCAGCATTGGGGAACGGACCGCCCGAGACATCGGTGCTGTACTCCAACCCCGCCGAGTAACCCACCTGCGCATTGGGATTGCGCGCACGGATCGCATCCATGTTCTTCGTAATAACGTTATGAACCACTGGCGCTGCCACATCGCCCTCGTGGCGCGTCGGCGCGAGGTCGGTGATCTTGAGCCCCGACATCTCGGAAACAGGGACGCCCGCCATCTCAGCCGCCATCTCGGCTCGCCGCTCCGACCCACGCTCCATATCGCGATAGACCTTGTCGCTCGCCGTCGTCGAGGCGTGGCGAATGAACGGTACGACTATGTCATCGTCGTCCCGATCGTGCCCCACATAGGCGCCACACAGCATGCAGTTCTTGGGCATCCCCTTACAGGGATCCCACGCGAACTTGCCGCGACAGTCAGGGCAGCGAAGACTGAATGCCATTTTAATGACTCCGGTGGCCCGCCGGCTAAACCAAGGTCACCCAGGGCTCGATCTCTCCGTGTAGGTAGAGACCCGTAATCCTCAGCGGGCCGCCACAATCATCTATAACGCCATGACAACCTCGCCGCCTCCGCCTGCTGGCGCACTCTTGCGCGCTGCTTCTCGGCGAAGAACGCCTCCAGCTTGTTCTTGTTGAACAATTGCAGAGCCCCCTGCATTGTCAAGGCCCGCCGCGCCGCCTCCGCCTCGCGCGTGAGCTTGCGCATGATCAGGTTCTTCCTGATCTCCTTCTGCCAATAATACACCATCAGGGCCGCAGAAACAGCCCGGTCGTCCTTCTTACCGCTCGGCGCCTCGATCGTGTCGCCGTCCTGCGCGAGCGTGCGCATCTCTTCGATGAGGTCGGTCGATCGCACGCGGAACAACCCCGAAATCACGTAGTCCCGCAAGTGGTTCATGTACATGACTTTGAGATTAGTGTTAGTCTTCATGTGCCAGTTCTGGCCCGCCGCCATCCCGTCCGGCCGTGTGTAGATGAACGTGCGCACGTTGCGGAATATATTCTTAAGCCCCTTCTCCTCGATCTCCCGCGACTGGTAGCCATTGTCGATCTGGTGCCGCAAGCTCTTGATCTCGTTGAACACCGTCTGACCCGGCCCGTTCAGCTCCAGCACATAGCGCACCTCAGCCTTCTCGGACCCACCATACCAGCCCATGATCGCCGCGAGCATCCACGCAAACTGCTGCGGCGTCGGGTGCGGCGAAGCGAACTCGGCCACCTGATCGATGCCATCGGCGTAGCAACGCCCCACCTCGATCGAGGAGCGATCATTGTGCTCGTTTTCCCCGAACGCGGTATCGACGCCGAGACAATAGACGCCCTCGGGATCAGGCTCCTCCCACACCTTCATCTCGGTCAGCTTCACGGAGTTCGTCCGGTGCACCATCATCCGGGAAAACTCGTCGCCGGGCGTAAAGTGATAGCGATCGAAGCGGTCGGAGGCGGAGTAATGGTACTGCGCCGTGAGCTTGTCGGCTGGAATAAACTGCGAACCCGTGATCTGAAACGCCTCGTCCTCGGTCCACGGCTGCTCCTGGATGCGAGTCGTCGAACCCTCGTACTCGGTTGTCGTGTCGGAATCCGTCTCATAGACAGCCGTCGGATCCATCTTGCGCCTGATCCAGGCAAGCTGCTCCTGCGTAATCTCGTGCCCGTACAACTCGCGTACCAGCCTGATCTTGGCGACCTCGCGCTCAGTTGGCACCTGCGCGCCATAGCGCAGGAAGTCGGGATCGTCGCGACCAATGCACTGGCTAGGCTTAGACCACCACCCGAGGAACACGCAGCAACAATGCGCCTTGTCCCTACGCGCCTCCTCCCACATATCCTGCCACTTGTTGGGACCGCGCGCCGTCGATTCTTTGATATAAAGCCGGTCAGGGTTCACGTCCGACAGCGACTGCTCGAACGCCTCCAGACCCTCGTCGTTGTCGTAGGAACACAGCTCCGATAAAGTCGCGAAGGCAAGGCCAATCGACCGCCCCAGCGTACCCGACGACTTGGACTTCTTGACGCCGGCCGACTTGAACAAAATCTTAGAGTTGTTCTCCAGCGTCAGCCCCTCGCGGTTACCCTCGCCCGCCCCCTTGACGTGAGGAAACTTGATCGATTCAGGCAGGTCGCGGATCATCGCAACCAGCTCCTGGCGGGCATTCTCGCGGTTGGGAGCGGTGTCGAACACCAGCGCGCCAGCAAGCCCGCGGTGAATGCCCAACATGAAGACCGTGAGAGCACGGACGATAGTGGAAATGCCAAGCTGGCGGGACTTCAAGACAAAGATGTGGTGAACGTCCCGCTCCAGCGCATCAAAAATCTCGGTAATGAGCTTGATCTGACCGTCGTAAAGGTTCTCGCCAAGACAGATGTGCCCATCGTCCTTAGAGTCGATGCTGCAGGCGTTGAGGAACTGGTAAAAGGCGGATTCTACAACGTCTCTTTTGCGCTTGGACCATCCTGGCATCAGGCAATCATATAGACTACCCACATCAAAGCAACAACAGTGGCTCCTATCCACCAGCCCCAAAAGAATCCTTCCGCCCACATCGGATCGATACGAATTTTCATCGCCTCAAAAACCCCGCCTGACTTTGCCGCTGCTGCGCATCAAGCACCTGCAACTCCGCGTCGCACTTAGCCTTGAGCATAAGCCAAAACGTCATCCCGTCCTGCCGCGCGTCGAGGATGACGGTCGCGATCGGGTTGCCGCAATCCTTCGGGGGCACCACGACGAACGCGCCGCCAAAGCCGGAGGCCACGTTGCGGTCGATCTCCTCGGCAACGCGGAGAAAAAACTCCGCGTTGGAGGGAGGCTTGGGCTGCTCGTCAGCCACGAACTAGGGACCGGGGCTAGCTGGCACGGGCTGCGAAACGTGCGTAGCGTCAGCCGTATCAAGCACGATGTTAGTCGGCGTCACGTCTTGCACAATGTCTACAACCAGCGTCACTATCTTCAAACCGGACGTATCAGACACAGTGACCGTGATCCCCGGCGATACCTGCACGAGCGGCGTGAGAACAATGGCGGGATTACCACCCTTGTCCGTCCCAACCGCAGCACCGAGGCTAGCCGGCTTACTGGAAGTTACCGAGAACACGTCCCCGGTCGGAACCGGCTCGGTTGTACCAGCCGTGTTCTGAGTCTTGATCGTGATGGTATCGATCTCGTCGTTCGGCAGCTCGTAGTTCGGCATCAGCTTTCCTTTCTTGGTTTGACGCGTTGGCAATTCAAGCCCTATAACGGTAGGCTTGTGGTAAAACATGTACAGAGCTTCAACCAGTTGCTGAAAAGCCATGAACGCTTTTTACCTCACATAGCGGTGCGAATAAACGTTCTTGACCTGCGCATTGAGCGCCTGCCCCACCGACGGCGCGTTCGCGATCTGCACAGCAAGCTCCTCGGCCACGCCCACGTAGGCGCTGACACGACCACTCTGCCACGTCACGAGAAGCTCGTTTGAGTCACTGTCGTAACCAACCTCGGCGACGTGGGAGGAATAGACCGGCTGGGTCCAGCTCATTTGTCCTTCCTCTCCCAATGCCGACACCACCCGTGCGAGGAAATCCTGCCCTCGACGAGGGTGCACAAATCCGGCTTCCTGAACATGGAACAGCCCTCGCACTTATGCAGCGCCTTCGGGTTATCCTGATACTTGGCCTCGGTCTTGGTGATTTTCATCGCACCATCCCGTGTTCCTTCGCCGCGTCCACCATGATCTGATGAACCAGAGGGAGCAGCACCTCGTCGGTGTCCTCGACGGTCTCGTCGGCAAAGAGGAGGAAGGGAATCTTGAGGAGCGGCCGGCGCGCGGGATCGTAGAACGGGTTGCCCTCCGGGACGCGCCACACCAGGACGCGCCTGCGGTCGCGGTTGTGGTCGCCCAGCGTCCTGAACTCAGCCTCCATCTCGTCCACGAGACCCACCGCGCGCTGGCGGTTCTTCGCGAACTCCTTCGCGGGCAAGCGAATGCGCGCCCGGCGATCGGGATGATCGGCGAAGAACTGGGCGTCTTGATCAGTCATACCGCTCCCCGCACATACCATTCGTATTCTAATCTTTTTATCTCTCTTGCTGCCTCTTGAAAGAGATCGCGCCAATCGGCCGCAAGCTGATCGTAAGTGCGCGGGCTCAACGTGGCTTTAACGCGTTGGTCGCACTTGGCCGCCGCCGTCTCAAGCCGCATCACGAGATCACTCATTGAACTTCTCCTCACGCTCTCGCGTCGCCTCCTGCAAAAGACCATAAACGTCTTGACACTCACGGTTCAATCTTTTTATTTCTCGCGCCGCCGCTTGCAGAAGAACGCGCACGGCGTCAGCCTGTATATAGTAAGTAGATGTCTTCGCGAAACCTTCGCTTTGTTTAGCGAACTGAGTCGCCACCCTTTCAAGCTGCGTTACGAGATCGCCCATTGAGCTTATCCTCCAACGCTGACGTTATTCCCTTGAACACGCTCGACCAGCTTTCGCCCTGGAGCTGCCTGAAAATACGATGCTTCGGCGTCCACAGCAGCTTTTCACCCGCGAGCCCGACTCGGTAGTCGCGGCCGCCCCACGAGTACGGTATCCAGCATTCCTTCCCTGCGAGCGCCGCGATGTGCCCGAGGGCTGACTCGCAGCATATCACAAGGTCAAGGTCACGCAGGAGAGACACTGTGTCCGCCACGTCGCTGATGTAGGGCGTGAGATCACGGATGAACCCAGCCGCCCCAGCGTCATGCATCTCCTTGCCCTTCTCATCCTTTTGAAGCGAGTAAAGCTGCACGCCCGGCACGCGCAGCAGCTCGAAGAACTGGGTCACCGGAATGTTGCGAAAGCGATCAATGTCGTTTGCAGGCGAGCCCGACCACGCAATGCCGACGTGCAGCTTCTTGTCCGGGACCTTCCAGGTACGCGGCATCCCAAAGACGGGCGCTTCTATGTGCTTCTGGTTGGTGACATCTTTGTTCGCCAGCCCGAGCGCATAGGGCAGGCTCACAAACGTCGTCCAGTAGTCGGCCGCCGGAAACGGCGCCGGCGCCGGGATCAGGTTAACGTTCGGCAAGTGCACAAAGGCGTGCGAAAAGAGCCGCAAGAGCGCCGGCTGGATGAAGAGATGAAGGTAGCGGGCCCGCTTCGCAGCGAGGCCGACGAAGCGCGCAAAGGACAGCGTGTCGCCCAACCCTTGGTCCGCCGCCACGAACACGGTCTTGCCCGGCTGGCCCGCCCAATTCTCGTAGGGAAACTTAAGGAACTGCGGCAAGCGCCATTCAAACCGGCGCTCGAAGTGCCTGAAACCGCGCTCGTAATCGCCGTTAAACAGGCAAGCAAACGCAACCGCAATCTCGCAGTTGGCGTTCTCGGGCGCGTCCTTAGGGCACAGCTCCCAGCACTTCTCAGCCGCCACCTGCATGTGAACGCTGTCGCAAAGGTGCGACCGGATCAGCGACATGTTGAGCCAGCCAAGAAAATGCGTATCGTCGAGCTTGAGCGCGGCATCGGTCGCGAGCAAAGCTTCGTCGGTACGCGCCAGCGAGTGCAGCCGCCAACCAAGGTTGACGAGGGCGCGCACTTTCTCGTCCTTCGTCATCTCGCACTGGAGAGCGAGCCGCCAGTTGGCAATCGCGGCCTCATAGTGGTTGAGGTTCGAGTTGTTGTTGCCGGCCTGAAAATGTCCCTCGTACCACGTCGGATCGGCGAGGCAGGCGGAAGAAAAAAGCTGGTAAGAAGTCGTGAGATGCCGCGGGTCGGTCGCGGTATTATGCGCTTCCACCGCTTGATTGTAGAACTTCACCGCCTCGCTGCGATTGCCCATTCCTCAGCATCCTCCTAACCTGTGTCGCCTGCACCGGCTTCTCGCCACGCAGACGCACGCCCATCTCATTGAGGCGAGTTGCCACACGGTGCGGGCGCGCATGCAGCTCGCGCCATAACTTGGCAGTCAGACGAATAACCTCTTGCTCATCCTCGCGAGGCTCGAGCACCGCCTGCCTGCCCTCGCCTACAACTTTAAAGCCGTAGGGCGCTTGCCCGCCGATGTGACCGCCGTTGCGCCGCTTGCCGGCGCGGCCCTCGATTGTGCGCTCGCTGATGCGCTCGCGCTCGAACTCGGCGACGAGGGCGAGCAAGCCAAAGAACAGCTTGGCGACCCCGTTCCCCGTCACCGGCTCGGCGCCCATGTCGATCAGGATCAGATCGATCCCTCGCTTCTTGAGCTGCTCGGCCGTGAGCATGGCGTCGGAGGCCGAGCGAAACAGCCGATCGAGCTTGTTCGCCACAATCACGTCTCCCGCCTTGGCGGCAGCGAGAAGCTCGGCGCCGGCAGGACGCAAGCCAAGCGAAATCGAGCCGCTGACACCCGCGTCCTCGTAATGGGCGAAGTCGTGCGCGGAGGCGCCGCGCAACTGCGCAACCGCCCAGTTCTTGCGCCGCTGCTCGGCAAGCGAGGTCGCGCCGTCGGCGGCTTGCTCTGCTGTGCTCACGCGCGAATACGAGAGAATCATCTCAGCACTCCATCAACGGAGGCAAGTACCTCACCGTAACCACGTAGGGCTTATCAGGAGGCGGCGAGAACTCAATCGTGTTAACGAATATAGCACACGCCCTTGGCCTGCCCGCTTCCAGATTGCGCTCCAACGCCAAGGGGTTTACAATCTGCAGCACGTATCTATGCAATTGGTTGTGCTTTTGATTACCCTCGATCCACGCTGCCACCACCTGACTATAAGCTGGCAGCTTGTACTTGGTCTTTCCCTTACGTAGCTTCATGACGCACCTCCCGTGTAGTCACCCTTACTACACGGACGCCCTGGTGTCAAGCCTCGCTCGCTTAATCGCACGCTGCACGCCCTCCGCGAGGAACACCTTCGGCCGATAAAACTGCCGCATCTTGGCGGTGTCGGCAACACGCCAGAACACGCCTTCGGGCTTGGTCTTGTCCACAGTTACCTTCGCCTTCCGAGCCGCGTAGACCAGAGCTATACGCGCCAAGTCCAAAAACGAAGTTGGGTAGCCGCTCCCGATATTGAGCGCCTCTCCCGGCGCGAGCTTCCACGCCGTCTCCATGACGCAGTCCATCACGTCGTCAATGTGGACGAAGTCGCGCACCTGGTCACCCGAGCCCCACACTACTAGCGGGCCCTCGCCAGCAACGGCGCGCTTGATGATGCTGGGAAACGGGTAAGCGAGATCCTGGTCCTCGCCATAACCCGAGAACGGACGATAGATAACAATGTCAACGCCACGCTCGACCGCGCGCTGAGCCAAGTACTCGCCGGCGAGCTTCGCCCAGCCGTAAGTTGCATCAGGAACACCGATGCGATCGCCGTCAAGCGCCATCAGCGGCTCGCTGAGCGAACAATGAGATTCTCGCTGCTGGAACATCGTCGGATAGACGGCGGACGAAGAGAAGTAAACGATCTTCTGGCCTTTTTGCGGGTCGCGCGAAACCCAGCGGAAAAAGTCGGAATCAATCGCAAAGTTCTGCGCGATGGCGAGAGGAGAGCCCTCGATCTTCTCTCGCCCACCCACCACGGCCGCGCAGTGGATAATGAGATCAAATTTGGCAGCCGCATTGCTAGGCCAAACGAACCATTGCCGCGCATCATTCTTAACGAACGTCAAATTGATCTCGTAGTTCGATTTGAACATCCACCTGTGAGGAGGAAGACCTGCGGACATATCGTCCACTCCCGTGACCTTCCAACCGTCGTCGAGGAGACGCTTCGCGAAGTGGCGACCAACGAATCCTCCACAGCCTAAAATTAACGCGCGCTTCATTCGCTCCCCTTCTTTTTTCTCATCCTGCGTCCCAACTTGTACAGCTTGCGCAACGCTACGGCGTCGTAGTGAGGCGAGTCGTCAATCGACGCGACTGCCGCTTTAGACGCGCGGTAACCCCACTCGTGCTCGTACACGTCGCCCCACAGATCGACCGTGCCGCTCACGACGATAGTACCATCCTGCTCGTAGTCCCTAATGTAAGAACAAGCGCGATGCCTGTTCTTGAACCCGTGCACCCCCTCGTCAATCTTATTGGGATCACCCTCCGCCGGCTTGCCCGGATGCCACGCGTAACTCGACATCGCAGCGCTATACAGCAGGCCATCGCGAAGCACCCAACAGCGATAGGCGACTACTTCGCCGGCTCTAATTCCGGCGTCTTCGATGGGCTGCGGCGACGGCGAGGAGACGGTATTGAAGGCTCCGCTGGCACCGATGGTCGCGACGGCAACGAATTGGGCGGAGGAGATACCGCCGGCTCCGGCGCCTGCACCGGGTGGCGCGTTGGCACCGCCACGAACTTTCGCAAGAGTTCTCCGATATAAGCCACGAGCAGCCTCCCATAATTTGACGACGTAGCGAGTGCGCCTCTTAAACGCGCGAATTAGCGGAGAGATGACTCTCTCCTGGAACAGTACCCTCTCGACCTCGCGATCAACAGCCTCGCCCTCTCCCCTCGACCGCAACAACTCGCCCAGATAGCGATCAGGGCGATCGAACAAGTTCCAATCCATGACTATACCGGCGGCAACTTGTGCCAGTCGAACCACCACTGCGGCGAGAACGGCTGCGGCTCGCGCGATCGAACGCCATAGAAAACCATGCCAGGGGAAAGTGCCGTCAGCCGCACATCGCGATACGACACCTGCGCCGGAATGGGAAGCGAGACGAGATCGCGCGGCGGCAAGGTCGGACTAGCGACGTAGCCGCTATGCGTGTCCTCGACGCGCAGAGAGCCGCCCTGCTTGCCACCGCTTGCGAACAGCTCAACGGGGCCGGAGAGGGGGATCGTCACCATTGGGCACCCTCCCAATAGACCGCTATCATTCTCGTCCACCATCCCTGCTCGCCACGCGAACGGCCCGAAGCCCTGGCTGAACTCCAAGCGCCAGTCGCCCTCGTAGCACGCGCCAATGCCCTCCAGCTGGTGGGCAAAGTACGTGAAGGTGCCGGAGGCGGGGTCATGCAGCATTGGCCCGAGCCCGCCGGCATCCTGCTCGCCCCGCCTGATCGCGGCCGTGCGCGCCGCGTAGGTCGCGAACGCCTCGTCGTTAGCTAGCTGTTCGACCGGCTGGCCGGCAATCTTCAACCCCTGCTCGGCCAGAGGGGGTTCCTGCCCAATCATCTCAACCGGCGAGGGAACGAGGGCGAGCGAAGCAAGGCCGTGAGAGGCGAGCACGCGGTCGTTCCCCCAATCTGCGCACAGCATACTATCGTGACTGCGGAACGCCCACCAGCGTCCGATATCAAGGTTCGAGAGGCGAGCGAAGAGGCGGCGGTTCTCGGAGGTAAGCGACGTTCGCATGTGCGCGAGGGACAAGATCGCTGCCTCGCGCGTCAGTATCTGGGTTCCCCAGCCGAGATTGTGCATGACGGCGTAACCGTCTCGCTGAAAGAGAACGCGATCTTCGTAAGCTCGCGCCGACACGGCTCCCACTTCAAGACCATCCGCGGCTCCACGCTCGAAGAGAGCCATGGCTGGTCCAAACCAGTCGGGTTGCAAGAGTACATCGTTCTCAACAAGACCGACATGCGTCCAGTCTCCTCCCTTGAGCATCTGGGTCAGCGCGTAGGCGACCGCCGCATCGGGCCCGCCGCGCACATTGCCGTGCACGATGATGCCATGCCGCTCGCCGGCGCGCATCTGGACTTCGTGAGGAAAACGCTTGCCCTCCTCCGTCGCCGAACCATCGCACCACAGGATGCTGGCGCCACAGCCGAGAAGCGGCTCGATCGTGCGGCGGGACAGCTCGATGTTGTCCTTGGTGAGGAAAGCAAGGCAGACTTTCATGCTGTTGTTCTCGCAAACTCGCCGCGCAAACGAATCGCTGCCTGCGCGTAAGCGGCATGAGCAGCTTCTGCAGAATCAAAATAACCAAGTCCTACAAGACGACCTTTAATCTTAATACCCGCTTGCCACTTTCTACGCCCTTTAGCGTAAGTCACGCCTTTTAACGACGTGTATTTTTTATTTTTCATAGGCCGCGCATTATGCGCATTTTGGACACGAGTTGCTTCTCTCAAATTAGACCATCGATTGTTGTGTTTATTAGTGTCCTTGTGATCAATCTCGTTATCAGGCCAGCGCCCCGTCATATAAAGCCATGCTAAACGATGAGCCATATACACTTTTTGATCTAGTTTTATCGAAACGTATCTCCTAAAATTACCAGCGATTGCACCAACACGAACGTTTTTTCGGCGCGAAATCCACCTAAATAACCCGGTAACAGAGTCGTAGAACAACGCTTGTTTTAGTTGCGCTTGCGTCAGCGAAGTCTTTTTCATTACAATGCCTTTTTACAATCAGATACCCAAGCAATAGCAAGTTCAACAATTCCCGTGGGCATCCAATAAAACTGTTGCAGTTCAGTATAAATCAACTGAACCATTGCTAGTAGCGGCGTGTCGCTTAGATGCAATTTACTAAGCCAATCAGCAAATTCTACTGTGTATTGCATTCCGAATAGTTCAGACTTCAAATCACTAACAAGATTATGTTCGTTTCTCTGTTGGAGCACAAAAGGACGACCGTAGTGAACAACCAATCCTTGCTCGCGCATAACTCTCTGCGCGATCAGCCCCGCCCATATGTCATCATATCTTTGCCACTGCGGCACCATGAGGAAGCAGGGGGCAAGTGCACGCAAGAAAGCGACGTTCTGGGCGTTGAGCGGCGCCCACGTAGTGCGCGGGTCGGAGACGACACCGGCGCGCAGCACCTCCGACACCTGGTGCACGGCCGGATGCCGCGACATGCGGTCAACAGCGGAGGTGTCGGGGTCACCCAGGACCGCGCCCTGCGCCACGCCGATACGCGCGTCAACGACGGGCTCGAAAGACAAGCAGGAAGGAAGCTGCTGCGGGAAGCCGCGCTGGCAGACGGGAGCGCCGGTAAGAGGAAATTGGAGCTGGCCGGGATCGAACCAGCCGCGACCGCTGACCTTTAACCCGCTCCACGCGCGATTCCACGTGATAGGCGGCGTGCTTGGATCGTCAAAATAAACTTTGTCATCGAACATCTTAAAATAATTTATAAAATATGCAGCACCCATCGGGATGTTGTCGTCGTCCACACTGACGATCAGCTCGGCGCCCCACTTGAGCGCCTCGAGGAGCGCGATGTTGCGCCGCGCGATCGTATTCCAGCCGATGAGGGGGGAGCACTCCCAGCCCAACTCCTTCTGCCTGTCGGGCGAATACGCTTCGCAGTCGGAGATGGATGCGCAAAAGTCGTAGGCGGCCTTGGGGGTCTTTTCGTCGCAAGCAACAAAAAAGCGAACGCTTGGGTCGAAGCGCCGGTAGAGCGCGAGAACGTGGGGGACATTGATTGTCGTGAGGATGAGAGCCGTCTTCATGGCGGACCAGGGTCTCGATCGATCAGATCAGGGGTGCGCTTTTTACGCACTTGCGAGCGCCTCTCCCTCACCTCCCACTCGCGTAGAATCTGCGCGATCTTGAACGAGACGGCGCAGCCCTGCTCATTGGCCGCGCGCCTCACGCTTTGTAGAAGGTCAGGAGGGAGACGAACAGAGGTGGGTTTTTCCAAGCGAGACAGCGCGCAACTCCTAAAAAAGGCCGGGCGGCTGGCGTCACATACGGGGAGGATGTATGGCCGCCCGGCCCGCTCGCTTTTGGGGACGAGCGATGTAGTCAATAGCACTACAGAGGGGGAGGCGTCAAGGACTCCTTGGCGAGGGCGCGGATGCGGGCGGCCACTCTGTGATCGCCAACTATTGCAGCGCACCGTTCGATCGTCGCGACCTCGATGGCGTCTCTGCGATCTTGTTCGCAGCAAATAACAGTTTGCAGTCGATCTATTTCATCCTTCAGTTCCCGCACGCGGGCTTCGGCGGCATTCCTCTCTCCTTCAAGGGATAGGCGCAATGTCCTTTCTGTATCAGCGCGGGCTTCGGCGGCCTCGGCGCGCTGACCTAGTTCTGTAACGTCACCATTCAGTGCAGAAGCGGCATCATGCCAATCTTTTGCTTCTGCCGTCAGTCGTTCGATCTCCCGCGCCTGCTCTGCCACTTTTGCTTCGGCAGCCTCAGCGCGGGCTTCTGCATTACGAGCCGCTTGTTCGCTGGGATGCCATACCTCGTTTAGCCTCTCGATCTCCTGCGCCTGGGCTTGCCATTGCTCATTCAAGGCGCGATTGCCAGCCGTCTTGCGAGCCAAGTCTTCCTTTAGCCGCTTAATCTCCTGCGCCTGTGCATCGAAGGTTTCCATCAAAAACAATTCGGCAGCTTTCGCTTCAATGCCTGTACATAGGCCGCGTTGTTCTGCAAACCTACCAATGGCATTGAGGCGCCCTAGCGGCGTTCCAGGGGTTTCATCGGCGATCTCCTGCGCCTGTGCGGCGAGGGCGACGGCGACATCATTGAGAATGAAAGCTGCTGACAACGGCGGCTTATTGCTTAGCTTTGCTACTAGATGCAAATCAGCCGCCGCTTGCTTTACCCGCGCGATCAGTTCTGCGGTGCCGGTCATCCGTCTCTCCCGATGAGAGCGTTTTGAAGCTTGCCGATTTTGGCGACGTGCCGGTCTATCGTTTGCGCGTCATCCTCAATGCGATTGCGGGCCGCCGTCAATGCAGTTTTAAGCCGTTCGATCTCCTGCGCCTGCGCAGCCACTTTGGCTTCGGCGGCCTCATATCTTCCCTGTCTTTGATCAGCGATGATCAATAGTTGGTGTTCTGCTTTCTTTAGCCGCGCGATCAATTCTGCAGTGCCGGTCATCAGCTCGTCCCCCCATCGCTTCGCGCCGCTCCGCGATAAAAGCGCGGCCGCGCCAAGTTAAAGTCCTCCATGACCGCCGCCATGCGCTCCAAGTCAAGATCTCTGTCAGGAGCGAACTCGTAGCCGTCGAGCAGCGCGATCGCATCGCGATAAGCAGTAATCTGCGCGTCGATGGCGGCGAGCGGCTGCGCGGTGGAAGCGGCCTGCATTTTTAAAGCTTGGCGCAGCAGCGGGTTGGCGAAGCGCTTGGCCTTGAGTCGCGCTTCCACCTGTTCGAGCTTCATCCTGGCGCGCTCAATCGGGCGCTTGTTCGCTTCGAACTTGGAAATTTCCTTGGCGAAGACTTCGCGCGCGAGAACGACGAGGTTCACGGTGAGCGGGTCGGTGGCGCCGGAGCGCACGTGCTGCTCCACCACAGCAGCAAAGAAACCAACGCAGATCGATACCGCCTTGGAAAGAGAGTTGTCCACGGAGGACTCGTCGAAAGTGCCATCCTGGTCGAAGCGCGCGCGTTTCGCGGGATCGGCGAGGACGAGGTGCGCGCGGGAAAGACAAGAGAACGCCTCAGCGCTGCCGCCGGCATCGGGGTGGAGACGCTTGGCGCGAGAGCGGTAGGCTGCTCGCACGCTGGCGGTGGAAGCCGTCTTGTCCACGCCAAGGATCTGGTAGGGGTCAAAGGTCATGAAGGAGCTGATAGCACGGGGAATGTAGTCGGGGCAACTACAATTTTTCTTTCCACGCTTCCCCACTGATCCAGTCGGCAGGATAGTCTTCCAGTCGTCCGCGAGACCTACTCGGAAGCGTAAGCGCATCTTCCAACAGCCAGCCGCGCGCAAGCCTCTTTCGCACCATGCTATTTGAAATTCCAACGCGCTCAGTGTAGTCCTTCAACAACACTAGCTGCCCGTCAATCACGACACGCAAAACACCAGATCGATTGCGAGACTGTTCCTTATCAGTCGCCCACCGACAATTATTCGGCTCGTAATTGCCGCGATAATTTGGGTAACGATCAACCGAATGCTCCGGCGACGGTCGCGGACCCATATCAGAAAGAAACTGTGAAAAACTCTTGCGCCACCGGGCACAAACGCGCACGCCCCGCTTGCCATAATATTTATATCCTACACTTTTTTTATTGTAACAACGTGCCAACATGTGTCGCCAAATTCGCTCTTCATCGGTCGCAACAAGCGGCAACATCATCGACTTAAAATAGTGCCCGATTCCACACGTCCTAATCGCGCCCGAATGCAGATGGACTCCTCTTATCACGCGTTCCTTACCACAATCACACTTGCAAAGCCACGCAGAATGCCGCCCAAAGTTAGGAGCACGCCGCAATACAGTGAGATTACCGAAACGCCGATCCGCGAGATTGAGAGCCATAAAAACGTTGTGGCCTAAAAATACACAACAGTCAATCCACCAAATAGCTAATTATGGTCACTCTGTTAATTTTTTATTTTTGGGAGAATTTGGGGCGGCGCGTAGGTTGGCGTGCCTAGTATCCTGGCTTCGAGAGGGCAGACGTGCGCGCATTTTACCGCGTGCACAACCACGACCTGCATCCGCAAGTAGAAAGCATCATGTTACCCGCAATTAGCGATTTCAGCGCGTCGAGCGCTCACTGCCGTTTGATATCTCGTGATAGTTCGCGATAATCGCAAAAACTTCCTCAACAAAATCAAGTAGTTACAAGGCGCTTAGCTTTGCGGTGCCTTCGCACAGCCTTGTAAGGCCGTAAAGAATTGACGCGGCATTATGTCGCAGCATGGTCGATTCCGCGTGCACGGGAGCGGGAACACGGGATACCGAATCGACATGCTGCGAGATTTGATCGCCGAGGCGCAAATTGAATGCGGGGAACATGGTCCTAAAAACCACGTTGCCCCCGTGTTCCGTGCGCCGGCTAGCCTCCCATTTGAACAAGCTGCACGGATCATAGCGCCATGGGTTAATTCGCCTGCCCCTGGCGCGCCTCGCTACCCCGGCATGAAGCGCTACCTAGTCGCGCTCTTTGACGGTCGAGCGCAGTACGGCGCTATCCAAGGCTGGCGCTTCGGGCGCCGCAATCCTCCCGACTGGGCGATCGACATGCTTGCGCAGCGACTAGAATTGGAAGCCTCGCAGCGCCTCGCCGCGGCCCGTCTGCTTCGCGAATCAAAAAAGCCGGCCCCGAGCAGGACCGGCTTGGAAAAGCGATAGGCGAGGCTGCTACACGCCGTGCAAAGCGCGCAATCGGTTCGAAAGCTCGTGCGCCGTGCGCTCGCGCTCCCCATCGAGCGTGTAGCGCAGCGAACCGTGCAAGTTCTCACGTATCGTCACCACGTGGCCGCGGGCGCGAAGCATCTCAACCACACCACGCGGGTGCGGCGGCATGCGCCTTTCCACTGGGTCGCGCGTGCTGGGCAGCTGCCCTGCGATCGAATAGCCAAAATCAGAAGCGTGGTTCATGTTCAATCCTCCCATACGCCAATAAAATGCGAGACGTTCCCGTTTTCGATCCAAATCGCAACGCGCCCGAAGCTCGCCAGCATCCTTCCCGCCTTCTCCAGCGTGACCGCCAGATTCCAGATGCAAACGTCTCGCGGACAAGGCAAGCGCGCAATTTCAAAGCCGTCACGCATGATTCGAAGCTTGTGCATGATCAATCCTCCCCATAAGCGGACTCGATCCGCTCGCCAGTGTGATCACAGTACAGTTCCGAATCTTCCCAGTTTATGTCAACGCCATAGATGTGCCAGCCGCATCGCTTATCGTTCCACAAATGCGCTTGCACGATATTGCGCCACTCGGCGCGAACCGCCTTGAACGACAGCGCCGCGCCATCGCTCGTGACGAAATAGATCGGATATCCGCCCGGCCACGCGAATGGACCGGCCCGCAAGCGCCCTTTAATCTCCGCAAGTGTCATGTAACCCTCCCAAAAAGGCCGGCCGCGACGTGCGACCGGCTTGTTATGTACTCTCTAAACACTACAGCGTCAAGCGCCAACGCTCGACCTTAACGGCTGCTTTAAGATAGCCGACAAGTCCGCGTCGTCCGCAGTCTTGGCCCACACGGCCTTAAGCAATTCCCCGTCGCTCATTTCGAACAGCGTCGCGACGGCCTTCTCTTTCATCGCCGCGCCAGAACCGAATTGAGCGCTAAGAAACCTGCCCTCGCCTGGTGAGCCTGTCGAACCACCGCCCCGCGTCGAGCGATCGTGGTCAACGTAGCGCGTCACGGCGTTCAGCGCCGCCCACATTGTCTCGGGTTCCGTGCCCTCGCGCACGGTCGCGGCATACGCCTGGCCAAGTTCCTGGAACTGATTCAGCTTGCGCGTCGAGATATCCTTTTTCTCCGCGTCGAATGGGATCTCCAGCACAGTCTTGAAAAACTTGGAAACCTGCTCGCGGCTGACGTGCTGCTTGGCCATGGCGTCTCCCATCGCCTTGTACTGGTCGAAACCTTGCGCGATGCACGCAAGCTCCTTGCCGACGCGCACAGCATCAAACCGCGTGTTGTGCCTGGTCTTGACCACGGCGCGCTTGTCGCTCCCCAATGCCGCGTCAAGCGTGTTGTTGCACACGACGCGCGTCACGGTCCCCTTGTTGATCGTGGCGCCGGTCGCGTCGAACGTCGTCGTCATGAGAAGCCGCGCAACATGCTTGTCGCCGGCCACATCCATCCCGCCATTGAACGTCGCGGTTGCCCAGATGATTTCGCCCTGCTTAAGGCTGCCCGCAACATCGATCTGAAAACGCTCGTCCACGCTGATGTACTGCTTGAACCAATCAAGCAACTCCGCCGGCTGGTGCGGCTGGTAACGATCCGTAGCCGTCCCAAGCACGTGGCCATTATCGGACCGCACGATGTGGCGCACGCCGTCCACCATCGCGAGGCGCATATAACCGCTTTCCGTGATCCCGGTCTTAACGTCGAAAGCCGTGCCCCCTGCGATACCTTCCGGCAAGTGCACATAAGCCGCCGCCTTGACCGCATGCCAGTCGAGCCCAGCTGCCTTTGCCCAATCCTCGACACTCATGCCTTCCTTCATCTCTTGGCCGAGCTTATGCCACACGTCATCCCTACTCCCTAAAAACGCGATGTTGGCGCGACCGTTCGTCATGTCGATGTTGTGTGCCATGGTACTAATCTTCCCTTGCTAAGCGGCGCTGTCCGCCGCGACTGTTTATGTACTCTCTAAATTATTGGGTGTCAAGTACCGCCACAGAGGCAGCGCCTTACACGACCTTACACGTACCCTTACACGTGAGTACAGAAAATTTATTCTTATTTTTCAATCGCCTTACACCACTTACACCACTTACACCTTCTTACTATAGGAGTATGGAATAGATAGAATAGGCGTATTTATATAGTACATACATATAGAGAATCATAGAATCCATATGGGTATAGGGGAAAACGGTGTAATACGTGTAAGTGGTGTAAGACCTCAATCTTATCAATCGGTTAGCGCCTTACACGTGAGTACAGAGCGTAGAAAGTCAGCCGTAAGAGTTGTTACTTTTCAACTACTTAACACCTTCTCGCACGTGTAAGGTTTGATGTCTTGTTTATACGCTAAAGATTGCTTTAGGTTGAATATGTCTTGTGTTCTGCTGTGCGCAATTGTGTTGCCCGTCATTTGCGAGAACCTCAACCGGCTGGCCTTTGTACTTGCCGAACGGGACTATTGCCATTGTGTTTCTCCTTTGGAAACGGTTTCGTGTACCCTCGTATGGGCATTTCGTTGCGCCAAAAAACTTTTGGTCCTTGCCAGCCTAGCCGCCGCATCGTGTAGACAAGCCGTTTTGCTGACACATCGTTTTGCCGGTCGGCGCCCAGCACGTAGTCAAGAACATCGCGCGACGCTACGCGCCATTCCTCGCCTTCTATTGTCACCATCGCGCGCGTTTCTAGTTCCGCAAGCTTGTCGTCCCACGGATCATAATCCAGCCGTTCGCTTTGCAACGCCCCTGCATCCGCCCACAGCGCCCGATCAAGCACAAGCGGGATTCCTTGCTCCTCGATCGTGCCGGCTTCCGCCCACAGTTGGTCGCGATCTCTTTTCAACGCCTCCAAATCGATCCGCCCGCATTTGATGGGCCAGAACCTGCGATTGCCTGTTTGGCTCTTAAGATACGTCTCGTTGTTAGTCGTGGCGAAGAGCACGCATCGTCTCGGCCGATCCACTCTGGAACGCCCGTAGGCGGGCCGCGCCCTATCGTGCGTGCGGCTCGCAAAAGCCTTCATGCGCTCGACCTCGGCTCGCGTGTGGCCCGCCAGATCCGCGATCTCGTACAGCCACACGCCCGCCAGCGCCTCCTGGTGCTCCCGGTCGCCGAGCCCGAGCAATGTCTGGTCGCTGAACCACTCGCCCGCGAGCAGGCGCACCGCCGAGCTTTTGAGCGTGCCCTCCGGGCCCTCCAGGACCGTGATCTGGTCGAACTTGCAGCCAGGCTCGCGTGCGCGGCGCACCGCGGCAACTAAAACCAATGGTCCAACGGCCCGGTTGAACGCCGTGTCGGCCGCCCCCAGGTAGACGCTCAGCCACCCCGCCAGCCTCGCCCGGCCGTCCCAGGTGAGCGAATCGAGATAGTCGAGCACCGGATCACGGCTCGCGGCAAGGCACTCCTGCACGGCCGCGTCATGCGTAGAAATCGTGCCAGGGTCGAAATGGTACGTCTGTTCAATCGCAACGCGCAGGATATGCACCGTGTTATCCGTCAGCTCGCCGGCCCAATCCTCAAGCGGGTGCCCCCCGATGGTGCAGCGATCACGAAACGCGTCGTGCGCGCACGTGACGCCCAGCCCACGGATCGCGAGGCGCGCGTTGCGGCACGTCGCGAGCGGCCTCCCCTGCCTGGTTACGTCGGGAAAAACAATGCTAGGTGCACTTGAAAAAATGGGTGCGGGAAGCGCCGCAACCCCGTTGACTTGTCCCAATTTTACGTCGTTAGTGCCGTGGTCCGTATGCTCAGGGAGGGTTTTTAATCTTGATATGTTCTCGCTCGTCCATCCCTTCCGCTGCGCCTCCGCGAAAATGCGCGCGACAGTCGCCCTGGCTCCTTGATAATTTTTCTCTTGGAACCCTCGCCACCGCTTTGCGAGGTCTGCCCGCCCGCGATACTCCCCGTTCCCTGCTCCCTTCCCCGCCGAAGTCTTGGACCACGCATCCCAGATTTCGAACCCTACATCCTGGCCATTCTGGTCCCAGTGGAGATCGCACAGCGCCATGCCAAAGGACGCCCAGGTCTGCCCGTCGATGTCGGCTGGTATGGCACTCAGCGCGAGGCGCAGGCGCGTCTCCGCCTCGGGCGACCATGATTGAGCCTCCGCCTCCTGAAGCGCTCTCAGCGCCCGCTGGGCGGTCGTGGCGGCCCCACCTGCGAGCAGTGGCAGGTGGGGCCCGTTGGCATGGGTTGAAGTTCTTTCAGCGGGCACCACCCCCTTTCCTCTCGATCGCCCCCATGGCCCGACCCACGCCGGCACCGCTACCACTGGTGAGTCCACAACAATTGTGTAGATAGTACCGTTCTCGTGGACGCACCCCGGCGCCAGAACGTAGCCGGTACTGCCTCTTACGTCTAAATGTTCGCCCTTGACTTGGCTCGATGGTACATCAGTCCCAGCGTAATAAACGTGGTATCCGCCCGGCCGTCCAGTCTTGACGACGAGCGTGCGCGGCAGTCCTGAGCACTGGCCGAAGGACCGCGCGACCGCTTTGAGCAGCGCTTGCCCCTCCGGACCGTCGAGGTCGAGCACCACCAAGCCTGAAGGCCCGGTCGCGATCCCCACATTGGCGTCGGGCGCCGCTTGCCCCCACGCTTCCACTTGCGCGCGATCAAGCGTCGCGTCCTTGAACCCGCGGCTGCCTTTGAACGGCAGCTTGGAGCGCGGCTGCAATGGAAAAACCCACCACCTGCGGGCGAGACATGGCAGGGCGATTTCAATAAATCGTGGCTGGCCTGGCATCCCCTTGCGCGCCTCTGCGGCTTCTGCTACGCAAGGTTCCGGTGCAATCCTCCCAGGACGTACCACCTTGCCTAAAGGCCCCACCGCATAGCCGCGCCGGTGGGGCCTTTTTCTTGGTCTGATGGTGCACCCTCGCCGCAATGTCGTCAACACGCGACGCCGCGCAATTTTATTGCTTTTTAAGAGCGACGCGGTAGCGATTGCGCTTTTTAATGCATTTTTAGCGCGCGAAGGCTTGACTTGCTAAAGCGCGTTAGTGTACTAGCTAAATGTACTCGATGGGAGGGTTCGCATGAGCCAATATCCACACGTCCGCGCTCAGTTTACCTGCGTGTGCTGCGGTGGCAGCAAGGATAGGGAATTGCTTCTTTGCTGGTCCTGTCACCATAAGCAGAAACGGCAGAACGAAGGCGGCTACTCGCATCGCGTTGAGTCGCTGCTCGCTTCGCTCGAGACGCGCTTGCGGCTGCCCGCGGTCTCGCGCGCCTCGCACTATTCGTAAATGGAAGCCGCATGACCGAGCACGAGCAGGCAAAACAGTGGCGCGAGCGTCGCGGGCTCTCCAAGGCCCGCCTCGCCGAGCTGACCGGCTACTCCTACGAGTCGATCCACCACTTCGAGAAAGGGCTCACGCCGCCGCGAACGTGGCGGTCACGGACGGCCGCCAAGGTGAAACAGCGGGTAATCGACCCTTATGTGTGGCACAGATATAAGACTTGCTGCGCGGGGGTGGAGGCGAAGCTGGGTGGAACTGAGTTTAATTGGTAGGGAGTAATGTGATGTTTTGGATGGCCGTTTATTATCACATTGACACTCACAAAGCTGCGGATATTCCGCCGGTCACAAACCTCTCAAGAGAGGAATGCGACGCGCTTCGAACAAGCTCGGAGCTCTGGAAAAACAGCCTTTACCTAGTTTGCAAACCTCAGCAATCGCTGATCAAGACAAATAGAGGGGAGTATTTTCAATGGTAAAAATAAGAGTTTGTTGGGATGAGCGCTATCCTGACTACATGATTGGGTCAGATACAGATACTAGCGGCGCGGAAATCGAGGTCACCGACGAAGAATTGGTGCTCATAAAACAAGCTGTCGAGTTATACGAAAGAGCACAAAATATTTTAGCGCGGGCAGAGGAGCAGCCATGACCCATTGGCTCCTCTCTCACTTGCTTGCCGTCCTCGCCGCGGGACTGCTCGCCCGCGTCATCGTCTCGCTTGCGCCGGAGGAGAAACCGTGAGCTTCATCGACATGCCTAGCGACACCCTGGAAATCGTGATCGACGCGAGCGGCACCAAGGTTTGGATCAATGATAGCAAGGGGCAGTGCGTGGCGCGCTGGTATCGTATTAAAAACCTCGTTCTCAAAGACGAAAGAGATAGGCAATGAACTTCGCACGCGGAGTCGTTATTGCTCTTCTCATCGAAGCGGAAGCTGTCATCCTCGTCACTCTCGTTTGGCATTGGTTCGGATGAAAAACTCTCCCAACGGCTACGTCCGCACCAGGCAGTTCTGGCACACGCGCGTCATGTGTCCCCTCTGCCGGCAACCGATGCCCGAGATGCGTCTGGGCGTACGCTTCCCGCCCCTCAAGGCGGCAATCTTCGATCTGATAAAGCTTACGGGCGATCACGGCATGACGCAGCAAGAGATACAGGGCTCGTTCGAGCTGAGCTCGCTCTACACGGTGCGTGCGCACGTCTGGGGCATCAACAAGCTGATCGAAGACACGGGCTGGAGGATCAGGGGCGGCACGAAGCGTGCGCCGGGGTATAGGTTAGTGAAGACAAAAGCAATGCACGCATGAACGATCATCCTGGCTGCATGGCGCCAGATGGCGCAGAACCATGTCCGCAATGCACGTTACTATTGACCCAGCGAGATGTACTACTCGCGGCACTTACTAGTGTTAGAGATTGGGATGCGCTGCACGATGCGCTGCCCGATAGTCTTGCAGCGAAGATAAGCGCCGCAATACGATAGTAGGAGGTGGACCATGCGCATAGTGGTCATAGACTTTTGAAAGTTTTTTCACCGGCGCCAAGGATGCGCGAGGCATTCCTTATAGCCTCACGCATCACTCGACCGAGAGCTACGTGCGTCACGAGTGGTTCGAGGCCCACGGTGCCGCAATTAAATGGTCCAAGGATACGCCTGCACGATGGTACGACGAGAGGCAGTTGCGGGAGGTGTTGAAGAGCAAGGACTGGTCGGATGTGTTTCTCCTTTCCCACCACGCGAATTTTGACCACCTCATACTATCTCACCACTACTCCGTGGCGCCTCGAATGTCCGGTTGCACGCTGTCCATGGCTCGGCTCCTGCTTGGCAATCATATCTCTGTCTCCCTCGATTCTGTCCGGCAGCAATTCGGTTTGCCCGTTAAGCGTACCCCGTATCACCTTTTCAAGGGAAAGCGCTGGCGCGAGCTGAGCGATGAGATAAGGCAGCAGGTCGCTGACGGCGCTTGCGATGAGGCCGAATCGATCTGGACGCTATTCGGGATACTCTCGAAACAGTTTCCGAGCGAAGAATATTCTGTCGTGGACACCACGATAAAAATGTTTACGCAGCCCGTGCTGCGCGCCGACACCGAGCTGCTTGCTGCCATTTGGGAGCGTGAGGAACGTGAAAAATCTAAGCGGCTTCTTGAACTGGGCGTTGCTGCTTCTGAGCTTCAGTCCAGCGATCGCTTTGCTGATTTGTTGCGAGCTGAGGGCATTGAACCTGAGACCAAAGAAGGACCGGAACGCAAGGACGGCTCGCGAGGAATAATCTACGCGTTCGCCAAGACCGACTATTTCATGGAGGAATTGCTTGAGCACGAGAACCCGCGAGTTCGCGCCCTCGCCGAGGCTCGCATCGGCCAGAAGTCCACTCTCATGCAAACGCGCGCCGAGACGCTGGGCTGGATGGCAAGTCGGGGACCTCTGTGCGTTTATCTGCGCTACGCAGGCGCTCACACGACGAGATGGAGCGGAGGAGACAAGACGAACTTCCAGAACTTCAAGAAGCCCGATCCCGATCTCCCTCCAGACGAGAACCCAAATATCAGGGACGCGGTATTGGCGCCCGAGGGTTATGTCTTAATTAAGCCCGACTGCTCGCAGATCGAATGCAGGCTGCTTAACTTTGTTGCCGGCCAGCACGACGTGATCGAGCGGTTCCGCAACGGCGAGGACCCTTACGTCAACGTCGCTTCGGCGTTCTATGGCTACCCCGTCAATAGGCTTGATCATCCGACCGAGCGCCAGTGCGGCAAGGTGCTTGAGTTGCAGGCAGGCTACGGCTCAGGCGGCGACAAGATCAGGCACACGCTGCGCGTCAAGACCAAAGGCAAGATATTGTTGATGCTGGAAGAAGGCATCAAGGCGCGCGACGCGTATCGCGACACTCATCCTGCGGTGGTCGATCTCTGGAAGCAAGGTGGCCGGATGCTGGCGCGTCTAGCCGGCGGGCCACCGACGACGTGGGGCCCGTGCGAGGTGCGCAACCATCGGATCGTTTTGCCCAATAAGACGGAACTTATCTACGACACTTTGGAATTTCACCGCCCCGAATCCGAGGAGGAAATCAAGACCGACTGGGATCGCGACGGTTGGTGGCGCTTGCGCACGCGGCGCGGCTGGACCAAGATGTACGGCGCGAAACTAGTGGAAAACCTGATCCAGGCCCTCGCGCGCGTTGTCGTGTCCCAGGCGATGATTCGCGTCGTGCAGATGGGTTACCGCGTGGTGAGCATGGAGCACGACTCGCTGTGGATTTTGATCCCGGAGCAGAATGCCAAAGAGCACGCCGAACGCTGCCGGCTTGAGCTGTGCCGCGACGTGCCGTGGCTGCCGGGATTGCCGCTCGATGCGGAGGTGACGCTGGGAGAAAGGTATTCGAAATGAGTGATCGGTGTCTTTGTTCCGATTTCGAGTTGCGTGGTCAGAACTATGAAATCTGGTCAGACTCTATGCATCCGAGCAATCAGTGTCTCATTGATCCGCGCAAGCACGAAGTGGTAGACACTGATCACGCTTTTGATCCGCCGCTCTCTAACGATGAACTGCTAAGCATATATGACTACGGAAAAGGCTACTGACGCCCCCTCGTGGGTACGCTGGGAGAAAGGTATTCTAAGTAGAGGACAAAATGACTGACACCGCAGAGCTGATCGCGCGGCCGTGCCCGACGTGCGGCTACCAGATAGATCGTGTTGAGCGCCTTACCAACACGGTTGCCGCGCAGGCGCAGGAGATCGAGCGGAAGGAACTCAATCGGTTGCAGGCATGGGCGAGATGGGAAGTGTCACAGCGTCAGTGGGAGGCCGCCGAAGCCCGCGTGAGGGAGACAACGCAAGAATACAACGCGCTTATAGAAAGCGTGCGATCGCTGTGCAACGACGAAATTGAGATCACGCCCGCGATGATCCGCGCGGGCGTCGAAGCTTTCAAGCCTTTTCTTTTTGAGTATTATCATATTTTTGATTCTGATCACCCGGAGATAGTTCGGGCGGTTTGGACGGCTATGTGTAAGGCAGTCAGTTATCAAGCTTTTGTTTCAAAGGCCGTCAAGACTTACCCGCAACCTTCCCTTCGACCACCCGGAGGCGCTCGTGAAGGCCAGGAAAATCCAACATGAACACGCTAGACGGCGTTCCCCCCTTCCTCGATCGCACGCGCCTCGTTGGCACGTACTCGATTCTCAATGCGTATAAAAACTGCGCCCACCAGATGGCGCGACGCTATGTCATCAAGGACCAGCCTTTTATTGAAACGCCCGAGATGGCTTGGGGTAACAAAGTGCATTCCGCGATGGAGCTGCGCGTGGGCGGCAAGAAGCCGCTGCCCGTTGATATGCAGCAGTGGGAACAGTTTTGCACGCCGTTCGACAATCACGAGGCGCAAGTCGAGCAGAAGCTGGGCGTCACATGGAACATGCGCCCCTGCGATTTCTGGGACAAAGAAGTTTGGTTCCGCGGCAAGATCGACGTGACGCTCGTGAACCGCAAAACAGGCGAGATGTCCGCTTACATCGCGGACTGGAAAACTGGCGGCTCCAAGTACGAAGACCCGTTTGAGCTGGCGACCAACGCGGTCTTGCTCAAGGCGAAATATTCGGGCTTGACAAAAATCTTTGGGTCATTTATCTGGCTCAAGGAGAATCGTGTTGGACAGCGTTTTGATCTGTCCGACGTGACTGCGACGTGGCAAGATATAAAAAGACTGATAGATGAAATTGAGGAAAAAAAGAAAAGCGGACAGTGGGATAAGACCAAGAGCGGCTTATGCGGTTATTGTTCCGTTCGCGATTGCGAACATTGGTATGAGGCGCGAAAGTGAAAGTTCCATTTTCTCTTGCGTATTTTGAAATCTCGTTTTAACTATGATCCGTTAACCGGTATCTGGACACGAGTCGGCAAAAACGGTTGGGGGCAAAGACGAAATAAAATAGGATACGTTACGTCAGATGGCTATTTACGAATAAATATTGACGGAAAACGTTATCTAGGTCACGTCTTAGCGTGGTTTTACATGACGGGATGTTGGCCTAACAAGATCGTTGATCACAAAGATAATGTGCCGCAAAATATTAGATGGAATAATTTGCGGCTGGCTACGCGCTCACAAAACAGAACTAATTGCAAAATCGCATTCGTTGACGGCGGGACATCAGGAATTACCTACAACGGATCAAAAACGTAGACAGATTCGATTGATTCTGCTAAGGAAAAGGCATCACCCGCATCGTTTCCGACACGGGTGATGGGAGCCGAGGATCATAAGGTATGAGGGCCTCAGCCCTTACATCTTATCTTAAGACGGCTTGCCACATGGGGTTCTCCTAACGCGGCTCGCGGGCCGCAAACTGGTGGCCTCGGTTGGCCAGAGGGTTCCTTTTCCAGGGATGGCCCTCTGACGGTGAAAAGGTGGAGGTAGTGGGACTCAAACCCACCGGCGGAACTTGATGAGGGTCCCCTCCGGCAAACCTGCTACCCCCTAGAACTTATGATGGCTCGGCTGTATCACCGGTCGGGCCATCATTGCGTTTGATCCTTTTGAACTTACCGCCAGATGTCTTACGCAGACATTGGAGGTAAACACATTCATTTAGGTTATTTTTCTTGTGCAAAAGTTGCGCATCTTGCTTATTGCAAAGCGGCGCATATCTATTTTGGCGAGTTTGCAAGAGTGTAAAAGTATGCCCGAATGGACCATCCAAAAAATTCCACCCTATAAGCGCAACCGCTACCCGCGAGGACCGAGGATGAAGACGCCGGAAGCAGTGGAGAAGGACGAGCTGAAGAATTATCTCGCCGGGATCGGCGCGTTCTACTTCCTCACCTTCGCTCCCGGCTTCGGCAAGTCGGGCCTGCCCGACATCGTGGCGTGCATTGCGAGAAGCAGTGAGAGGCCGAGTAGCGCCTTCATAGCGTGGCTGGATAGAAATAATCTTATGGGCATCGACGCGTTAAACAGCGCTTTCAACTGCGGTTACGCCACGGGTCAGCGCAGCGTCGGCGCATTCTGGGGGATCGAGGTCAAGCGCGAGGGCTTCGGACCGACTAAGATTCAAGAGGTACGAATGGAGGAAGTTAAGAGAGCGGGTGGCATGACGGCGTGGGGAACGGCCGAGAAGGTGACAGGGGAGATCGAGGCGTGGAGAAAATCCTGACGGGTGACTGTCGTGTGCTGCTCCGCGATCTCCCCGCCGAGTCGATTAACTGCGTGGTGACGAGCCCGCCCTATTGGGGTTTGCGGGATTATAAGATCGAACCGCTGCTGTGGGAAGACGGCTGGCGCGGTGTGCACGGATTGGAACCAACAATTGAGCTTTACGTGCGCCACTCGATTGAGATTTTCCGCGAGATACGCCGCGTGTTGCGCTCTGATGGAACGCTTTGGCTTAATCTGGGTGACAGTTATGCAAGCGGCGGTCGCGGCGGCAACCCAACAGCCGATAGTTCCACCTTGCAAGGAACTTTATCGACGCAAGAAGCGTCTATGATACGCAGATCAATAAAGCCCCCCGACGGATTAAAACCAAAAGACCTGATTGGCGTTCCTTGGCGCGTTGCCTTTGCGCTCCAAGCTGACGGCTGGTACCTTCGCCAGGACATTATATGGCACAAGCCTAACCCTATGCCTGAGAGCGTTATTGATCGCTGCACCAAGGCGCACGAGTACCTATTTCTTTTTTCTAAAAGTGAACGCTACTATTTCGACGCTGAGGCGATTAAGGAACCTGCAGCGTGGAACTCGAAGCATACTAAGTTTCCCGACGGGTGGGACACAGGTACCGGCGGCCATGGCGCGTTCCATCGGGAAGGAAGAGAAAAGGGCAAGCGCGTGAACGGGGCGGCAAGCTGGAAAGGATCTGCGTTCGATGATCCGCGTGACTTGGAGGCGCATCCTGATACTGGTCGCGGTCCTCGTGCTGCCGGTAATAAGTCTCACAAGGGCGTGACTGAATACGAAGCTTCGGAAACCGAGGAGCATCGAACCAAGGTCGGGTTGATGAATATCGCCGAAACTGCCTACGAAACGCGCAACAAACGCTCTGTTTGGACCATTGCGAGCAAGCCATTCAAGGGCGCCCACTTCGCAACTTTCCCCCCCAAGCTTGTTGAGCCGTGCATCCTCGCCGGCTCGCCTCTCCACGGAATCGTGCTCGACCCATTTGCCGGCGCGGGAACGGTTGCCCTGGTAGCGCGTAATTTCGGCCGGCACTGCGTGCTGATGGAAATGAACCCTGAGTACGTGGTAATGGCCGAGCGGCGTCTTGCCGGTCTTCCCGTCGCGCCTCCCATTACCGAGCAGGCACATGCAGTTCTACCATGACGCCGCACGCAAACTTTTAATTTACGAGCGCCCCTCCCCGCTCGTCTCGCAGCACGTGCCCGAGGCCGTACAGGTCAACGGTCAATACGTCGCGGTGCCGCAGACGCTGCGCAACAGCCAGGTGCTGCGGTGGCTAGGGTATCCCGTGGCGCCAATCATGACCAACTACGATTGGCCGATCGGACCCGGCAAGGTGCCGGGAGCGCATCAGAAGCTCATGGCTAATTTCCAGCTCGTTCATCCCAAGTGCTTCAACCTCTCAGATCCCGGTACGCAGAAAACGCTTCCCGCCCTGTGGGCCGCCGACTGGCTTATGAACCAGTTCCCGCCAGGCGAGTGCCGCTGCCTCATCGTGGGCCCGCTCAATGTGATCGAGACAGTGTGGGTAGACGAGATATGGTCGAACCTGCTTGGGCGGCGCACTTTCGAGGTGCTCTATGGCGACGAGCAGAAGCGACTGCGCCTCTTGGCGAAGAAACCAGACTTCGCGATCGTGAACATCGACGGCGTGGGGGTGGGGGCGCACACCTACCGCAGCGACCGCAAAATGCGCACCTCGGTACGGCTCGACGGCTTTTCGAAGGCACTAGCCGAGGACAAGAGCATAAAAATAATAATTGTGGACGAGGCCGACGGCTACGTCGATTCGCGCACAAAGCGTCATCACATCGCGCGCGAAATCTTCGGCTCGCGTCCCTATCTATGGATGATGACGGGTACACCCACGTCGCAACGCCCCAACGAGGCGTACGGAATAGCGAAGCTGGTTAACAACGCCTTTGGCAAGTCGTACACCGGTTTTCGTGATGAAACCATGACCAAGATCGATCAGTTCAAGTGGGTCCCGAGGAAGGACGGTTACGAAAAGGCATTTCAGATTTTAACCCCCGCCGTGCGCTTCACGCTTGAGGAGATATGGCAGGACCGGCCTGCACTAAGTACAATTTTGCATGAGGTGGCGCTAACCGAGGAGCAGAAAAAAGCGGCGAGCGACCTCAAACGCACGCTTTTAATTCAACTGCAAGGCGGCAAGAAGCTGACGGTCGCTAACGAAGCGGTCGCGAGAGCGAAGCTCTTGCAGATTGTGCTCGGCGCCGTATACGATGACTTGCACAAAGTACATAAAATCGACGCCGAGCCGCGTTACCAGATGATTGAGGAGATAGTTGCGAACGCAAAACACAAGGTTCTCATCTTTTGTCCCTTGACAAGCGTAGTCAACCTGCTGCATTATAGACTACAGAAGCGGTGGCGATGCGGGATCATCAATGGCCACGTGGCACCAAACGAGAGAATGGCGGTAATCAGGGCTTACCGCGACGAAGCGGACTTCAAAGTCATGGTGGTGGATGCGCAGAGCGTCAGCCACGGCATTAATCAGTTCACGGTCGCGGACACGGTGGTATGGATGGTCCCGATCGACAAAACGCGGCTCTACATCCAAGGTAATAGAAGGGTTTACCGGCCGGGACAGAAGAACGACGTGACGGTGCATCGAATTACGGCGACGCCGCTGGAGAAGGAGATGTACCGGCGATTGGACACCAACACGAGCATGCAGGGCGCGCTCTTAAGCTGGATTAGGAGGGGAGAGATATGAACTGGCTGGCAGTTTTTGCGATCGGTCTATTTTTTGGCATTATTGCCGGCAGCAAAAATGGCCCTATTTTTCCATGGGCATTACTAGCCGCGATAGTCGCAGGAACATTAGCCGCATTGGAGGTAATTTAATTGAGCACCCAGTCCCTTCTCCATGTCGATGTTTCCGCTCTTGTCCAAGAGTGGAATCAGATCAAGGCGCATCTCGCCGAGCAGTCCAAAGCGTTTGCCGAGTTCTGTAAGCCTTATCGTGAGCGCCAAGACGCGATCGAGAACGCAATTCACAAGTTTCTCAATGAAACCAACCAGCAAAGCGCGCGCACCGAGCACGGGACGGCCTACAAGTCGGTCAGCACGACGCCCAAAATCGAGGACCGCAACGCCTACCTCGACTTTTGCCTTGACTCGTGGGACGAGGGCGGCAACGAGATGTTGCAACTAGGTGCCCCGCAGATCGACGCGTTCAAAAAATACATGGAGATGCGCGAAAAACAGCTTGAGGAAATGAAACAGAGGGGAGCGTTATCCAACGACTTGAGTGTCACGCCTCCCGGCACGTCGGTGTCATTCTTCGAGAAGGTCAACATAAGGAAATCGTGATGAGCGCTATGAACATTAATGCGCTGGTGGATTCGCTCAAAAATAATGTCAACCTTGTTGGCGCCGACTTGCCTGCTAGTGAACGCCTGAACGCGCAATCACTGGCAGTTGTCGGGTTGGAGCTGCTGCGCCAGTTCCTTTTCGACGTGAACCGCTGCGCCGACGCACTGGAGGTGCTCGCAGACGCTTATAGAACATCCGTCGAGCACAACGAGAAAACCAAACATCGCTGACTGGTATTAAAGGAGAGTAAGAGCAAATGGTCGATCACAATCAACTGCCGGATTACATTCGCAACAAGCAGGGCAGTGCCCCCTCGCTCGCTTACAAAGCAATCGGGAACGTCGGCGCAGGCGCCGGGCCCTACCTGTCTATCTTGGGCGACCGGTTCACCCTCGTGGACATTGCGGGCAACGAGCAGCCCATCCAGACGCTTTACATCGATGTCGTGATCGTAGATGTGAACGACCACATGTCAAAGATGTACTACGAGACCAAGTACGACCCGAAAAATCCGACGCCGCCGGCTTGCTTCTCGGACAATGGAATTGCGCCCTCGACCGCGGCGGGCTGGCCGCAGTCGCCGACTTGCGCGTCGTGTCCTCAAAATGTGTGGGGCAGCAAGATCAGCGAGATGGGATCGAAGGTGAAGGCGTGCCGCGACGAACAAAAGACCGCGATCGTCATTCCCGGCATGCCCAACAGCATGTTCCGGCTGACCATCCCGCCCAACTCTCTAAAAAACTGGCGGGCCTATGTCGCCAAGTTCCTCAACGCCGGTTTCGACATGAGCGATGTCGTGACCAGGTTGTCGTTCGAGGGCGGCGGCGAGCGTGGCACCCTCGCATTTGCCCCGTCGCCGCAGGCATGGCTCGATGCCGCGACCCTCGCGGTACGCGACCAGGCCATCAAGACCAAGGCATCCGACATCATCGTGGGCCGCCTCGACCGGCCGCGACAGGCTGCGATTGCGCCTCCTGTTGGCATTCAAATGGGGGATCAATACGCGCCACTTCCTGTGCATCCTTTCCCTGCGGCCACTGCGGCGCCGCCGGCGGCGATCCCCTCCGCCGCGCCCCCCGCGCAGCATTGGGGCGCCCCTACCCCGCAGGCCACCCCTACAATGCCCGGACCGGCTGTTGCGCCTATTGCATCCCCCTCTGACCCGCCCGCGCGCCGCCGGCGCCGAACGAAGCAGGAGATGCAAGAAGCCAATGCGCAACAGCAACCCGCCGCGACCCCGGCAGCGGCGCCTCCCGCGCCGGGCCCCGGTCCGGTGCTGGCGCCGTTCCGCCCAGCTGCCAACTCCGGTCCGGCGTTCGGCATGCAGGAGGCGCCACCCCCGAACGCCGAGCTGCAAGCAAGTATCAACTCTATTTTTAGCTCCTAGGAGAAGCGCATGATTGCTCGAGCATTGGCAATTTTCACGGTGCTCGCGCTTTCGACGTGCGCGGCGGCGGCGCAGCACCGGCACCACGTTCACCATCGCGCGATTCCCGCCGACGCATTCGCGCAAGCTAAACCTGGTGCTGTGCCTATTCTTGTCAAGCCTGAGGTCGAGAGTATCCCACTACCGCGCCAGCGTCCCTTTGATCTGATTTGGTACGACCGTGTCACATCCGTCATTGGAGGAAGATAAATGACCAGAGCAAATGGAGCGCCCGAGTTCCTGCGCCGTAACGCCGCGACCGACCTCGGCAAACCGGATTACGCCGTGGACCTCGACGAGCCAAGGGCCGAGCCGCAGCTCGGGCCAGATGACTATGGCGGAGCAGGTCGCCGAAACGCTAGACAGCGCAGCGCTGACGCGGTCAATTTGTCCCGTTTACAAGAAGCGATCGGCGACGTGGCGGCCAGCAACGTCAGGGCGGCAAAGACCTGGGAGGACAAGGTGCCCCTCGACGACATCGCCGAACGAATGTCACGGCTGACATATGGCGAACTGGTCGAGTTCGCCGAGGGACTCGTCAAGGTCCAGGACTACAAGGCGACTGACGATCCGTCCCTATTAGCTTCTTTTTTGTGGAAGTGGTGCGTTAATATCCAACAAGAGGTGAAAAAATGAGACCAGTCTTTTTCGTTTATATCTTCAATGGTGCAGCATAATGGCGACGGCTCCGATGGCACCGATGATTGTCACTGCAGCCACGACAATGGCGATGAGCAATGAGCTGGATGATAGTGTTTCCGTTCTGTGTATCGTTGCACCCTGCAACCTGGATTCAAGAGCTGTAATCCGATCTTTCTGATCGTTGACCAGCTCTTTCAACGCAATGTTTTTCTCATCTGAACTCTTGCTGACGGTGTCAATGCGCTTGCCCTGCTCCGTGATCTGATCTTTGAATCCTGTTTCGGTCTTATTGATCGCTTTATCGGCTGAGGCGAACGCTGCGTCGATAGCCTTGGTCGCGTCACCTCTCGATGTTTCCGATCTAGTATCCCGCTCGGCAAACTGAATCTTGATGTTGTCAAAGCGCTGGTCGTAGACCTTGAATTTCTCGTCTACGTTAAGCGACTGTTGCTTGATGCTATAAAGCAAATTGGCAGGGAATCGATCCACTGTTTTTTCAAGATGATCAATCCGAACGTTCATATATTCGCGGTCCCCCTTCAGCTGCCGTTCGACGATTTCACGAGTAAAGTTGACGAGAATTTCCGCCAGCTCGCGAGAACCTGTGATCTCGCGCAAGAGCGCAGTCGTCGTCAGAACGGTCGGATCGGGGTTAGGCGTCGAAAGTTCCCGCGACTTGGTCTCAGAGTCAGAACGATCAGCCATGAAGTCACCCTTGCGCTTGAGCTACGCAAGTCGCACGTCCTTGCTCCTTGACGGTACCATTTAGCTACCGTCTAGCAAAGATGCTATTTCAACGCGGCGGAAACAACGTGATGTTGCCAAGCACCGGCCACAATAGCCTGACGAGGATCAGGATCGCGACCAATATGAAAATGACACCGAGGATCGTGAGCACCATGTGCGGCAAAGCAAAGCCAAGCGCACCGAGCACCCAGATAATCAGATAGTAGCAAAGCGCGACGACGCAGAGATAGATCAGCGCGCGGATGACGGCTTCGAACAGTCCCATGGCTTTTCCCTTCAGGACAGAGCCCAGATCGCGAACGCTAGCACGAAAGCGCCAAGCAATACCATCATAGCGATTATCGCGAGGACCATCCACTCGCCTCTCATGGCTTTTGCCCCTTGGTCGCGTTCCGCCTCGGCGGACGGTGGTTTGCCCCGCCGGCGGTCGCTTCCAACGGGATAAATCGCCGCCCCAGGTCGCGGATGCCGTCGCGAATCAGCGGCCAGTGCTCGGACACATTATCCGGCCTGATCTCATCCAGAGTTCGAAGCAAATCCTCAAACGTCCGCCGCGGCATAGCCTAACTCAATGTACAATGGTAACGGGCCAGTAGAAATGACCCAGCAAGATGCCGAGGAACAGGCCAAACAATCCAATACTTAGTGGCCACTTGCTCCCGACGTGGGCCATCGTCTCGGATAACGTCCACTGGCGATCCTGATGATTAATTGCGTACCGTTCGAAAACGGCAAACAAGCCGACCGCGACTGCCAGCCAAACGATCCACAGCCATGCCACAGGAAATAGGTCCTAGCCAAGCGATTTGATCAGCGCCTCGACCTTGGTCCAAGTCTCGTCGCCAACGATGCCGTCCACCTCAAGTTCGTGCGCCGTCTGAAACGCCCGCACGCGGTCCTCTGTCGCCTGCGAGTAGGCCAGCATCGTCTGCACCTGGGCGACCGCGGCGACGGGGTCCTGGTGCGCCGCGATCGTCGCCATGATGCGCATGAGGTCGGGCCCGGCGCCAGCCGCGAAGCTCATGGCGGCGTTGAGGCCGCCGAGCCGCTCGACGATATCCTCGATCTCGCCGCGGTTCGAGAACAGGACATCGAAGAAAGCGCCAACGCTGGTCATTTTTTAAGAGGGTTGTACTGGCATCGGCACCGGGATCGACAATGGCTTAGCGGTTTCTGACAATGCTGGAGCGGCCGTACCTCCGGCAGTGTTGTGATCAAACCAAGCTTGAAAGGCGCTTTCGACCGTATGCGCGGCATCGGATGCCATGATTTGCTGGATGGCTTCGACAACCTTCGGGAGCGACGCCGAAGCCTGCATGATGATCTGGAACATCGTAAACGGGTTCATTTTTAGGTCCTTTCATGCGCGGTCCCGCCGCGCGCGGTTTATCTATTTGTAGCCGTCCCTATCTTCCAGCGGTGCCGTAGTCTGCACGTCGATCGTTGCTTGGACAACGCTTGATCACAGTGACCTCACCAGACCCAAATTGCGCAATTGTTTGTTCGGCCATTTCTCTGATCGACTTCTCGAAAGCCTTGCAAGCCTCTATGTCGCGTAGGATTTCACAGCTCATTTTTGTCCTCCTGATTAAAGCTAGATCACCTTGGGCTCAGTGGAAGCTGGCCACCAGTAGCCAAGCAGCCCCATGGTGGAGCCGGATATCGGGATGGATTCGATCATCACTTGATCATTTTCATTGCCCCCCAGGACATTGATGCGCCCAGTCGCAGCATCGCCGACATAGAAACCGACGTGGCCTTCAGTGCCAGATTGCGATCCGCGCCAAAACACGGCGAGACAGCCCAGCCGCGGCGTGTCGATCTTGGTAAAGGCTGGAGAGGTCGTAAAGCTGCGCGCCATTGCGTTAATGCCTGTGAGCGTGATGCCGGCCTTGCGCAACATCGCCCCGGCAAAGATCGCGCACCACGGCTCGCCATCAGCCCCGTAGCCGGCGAGATCCACGTATTTCTGAATGCCGTGGTTGTCAGGCAGCTCGTGAAAGCCGATCTCTGCGCGCGCGAGGGTGAGCCATGAAGGTTCGCCTGCCACGCCGGCAGGGACCGTCGCAGCGGGTGCGCTCAAGCCCTCGAATGCCCAATCAACCTTGCCCTTGCCGTCGATGCCTACGGCACGCGCGGCTGTGGGCGTCAGGTCGATGCCGGCCAGGTTGGTGTGACGGCCACCCATGTCGGTGCCGGTCTCGGCTTGGGGCCGTCCGCCGGTCTGCCAATAGGGATCGTGCGTGTTCCAAGGGCCGACATCGACGATATCGCAGACAGCATCGCCCTTCGGCCCCCACACATGGACCCGCGGCCGCGTGCCTGGGAAACGATAGGGCAGGGCGACACCCATCTCGGTGTCGTTGATGATGTGGTTGTCGTAGGCGCTGGTATTGGGGTCGGAGGCGCCACCGAATTCCGTGGCCGTGATGCCGGTCTGGCGCGTCGTGGCTGGTTCAGGGATAGGTTTCGGTGTTGGGAACGGCTGCGGAACGCTCACCGGCGGACTCGGCGCAGGCACGACAGGAACTTGCGGGAGCTGTCCGGCGATCAGTGCGTCCTTTGCACGACTCCCTGCGCTCGATCCAAGCTCATAGCCCAGCGCCCAGCAGAACCCGGCTGTCAGAACGCCGAACACGCCCCCGGTCAGCGTCAGGGCTACGTCGCCGGAAACGTCAGGCTTGATCCAACCAGTGAGCAGCAGGTAGCCGAAAACCAGATAGCCAAAGATAACAAGGAATGAAACGATCGCTGTGCGGGTCCGGTCGCTCATTCCTTTTTATGCTCCTATGCAAATCCAGGACGCTGTCGTCGCTGCCGCGCTCACGAACCCTATAGTCAAGGTAGTCGCAGTTACAGTCATGTTGGTGGTTACGGGAGCAGCAACAGTGCAAAACGGTATGTTTGCAAACGCGGTGCCAAAATTGAACGAGCAAGTGCTGGCATTGCTGGTAAATGTCGCGCGTCCAGCAAAATCAGTCGCTCCTGTTCCAAGCGCGAATCCCGCGCAGGTGTTTACGACGGGCACGCTTGTGGAGACGCTAGAGAGATGTCCATTATTGTCAAACACGAGCGATTGGTTGTTAAGACCGGCAGCGTTGCTTGTGCTAATTTGCACTTTGGTCGGGACGTTGCTCCCGCTCGGCGCCGCGGAGACGCTCGCCTGTATCTGTGCCGCATTGCGCTGAGCGGCGTTCGAGAAGCCGCTGAAATTGACGATGCCGAGCACATCGCTGTTGAGAACCGCGCCGCCGCTACGGGATTTTTGAAGATTGTAGGAAGCAGCTGACGCATCGGAAGTCGTATTCTGGTTGACGTGCGCTGGAGTGGCAGTCACGCTTGAGGCGCACGAGACCGTGTTGTTCGCGTCGATCGTGCAACCGCTCACGGTTGGGGCGCCACCAGCGCCTCCGCCCAACATGACTGCGTTTGCGGTAAGCGCGCCCGACGATGCTAGCGTGTTAGCGGAGTTGAAATAGGGAACGCCCCCGCTGGTGCCACCCGTGAGTCCTGTACCGCCGAAACCAACGGCAATGGCGGTTCCTTGCCATACGCCGGTCCCGATCGTCCCAACGGTCGTGATGTTTCCCTGCACCGCCGCGGGGAGCGTGGACGAGATCGACGGCACGCCTCCGGCCGACGTAACGAGCGCGCCATTGTTGGCAGTCGCGAGTCCCGACACCACTGCGCCGCTCGCGGCGTACCACGCAAGCTGGTTAATCGTACCGATGTTGACGCCATTGGTGTTGCCACAGTCCTTGAGGTCCCCGGTAGTGTCTGAGAAGCACGCGAAGTCGTTGATGGTGACAGGGAGGCCGGTAGTGATAGGCAATCCCTGCGTCACACCATTGAGAGTCCAGGTGAAACCGCCGGTCGCGCCGCCGAAATTATCAAGCGCGAAACCGCCGCCGGTTCCGGTGACGTTGAAACAGAGGCGGTTGTAGGGACCCGAAAAGAACCCGCTGAACTGGCATATGCCGAAGCCGCTCGCGGTCGCGTTGAGGCTCGTTGGATTGGCGCCCGCGGGATCGGGCCCGCCATCACCGATGACACCCGTTGTGATCCACTTGGTGACGTGACCCGGCGTGACGTTGCCACTCTGCCGAACTTGCTGCGCGCTCGCGGGGAGAGAGGCGAGGAGAGCGGCTAGAATCGCAAGGATTTTTTTCATGGAAGCCTCTTTTACGCTACCCAAAACTCGTTTACAACTCGCTGGCTAGCAAACAGGAGAACAAGCGCATGCCTTCCACCTTAGAGGATTTCGTAGACAATTTGGAGAAAAGCCCAAGCTCCGTCGAGATGAACCGCCGCTTCGACGTGTTCGTGGACGCCATGCGCGATGTGCGGCAGCGACTGGAAAACCTCGAGCTGGCGCACATCAAGAGCGGAGTCCAGGTGGCGGCGCATGAAACGAAGCTCGTTGACAACGGCGCCGTTATCGCAGCACTGGAGCGCGATCGGACCGATCTCAAGAAGCGCCAGGACGCCATAGAGAGCAAACCGCTTGCTCACGATGACCGGCTCGACGAGCTGGAAGCGCGAGTGCGCATAACGGAAGGTGCCATTGGGGCACTTGGCGGCAAGATCGATAAACCGCCGGCAAAAACGGAAGCGCATCCAATCGCTCCTGTCGCCCAGGCGCGACCCGGAAAAGTCGAAGCGCCTTCAACTGCTCCTGCTCCGGCAAAACCGTGGTTTGGGGCCCAGAGCAAAGAGCATGAGACCCCGCCCCCGATGGGTGCTCCGGTACCAGCTTAAGACAGGTCAATACCCACGAGGTAGATATCCGCCGTCGCCGCGACGGGCTGAGCCGTCGTAAGCGCGAACCAAATATTGAGCAGCCCGCCGATCGTCCCGAGGTTCGCGGACGAGAACCGCGTGCCGCTCCCGAACGCCGCGAGCGTGGCGTTAAGCAGCGCGTTGGCGGTCGTGAGCGCCGAGTATGCCTGCGCAGCTGCCACGATCGGCGTGCCTGCCTTCGCTGCCTGCGGGTAGAACCCGCCCACGGCTGTCGTCAAATTGAGCGAGGCGTTCGTCACTATGATCCCGGTAAGCGCAAAGGCCGTCACGCGCTGCGGGATCGCGATCGGCTGGTCACTGGTCGTGTTGAAGTTGGCGCCGCGTAGCGAGGCGAGAACGCGCTGAGCTGCGAGCGCTGCGCCGCCGTCACCGATGACGCCTGGCGCGACCCACACAGGCAGATGCCCTGGAGTAATGTTGCCGCTTTGCTGGACAAAACCCATCGGCTACACCACGACCATGGTACTGTCATCGGGACCAAAGACTCGCACGCGCCTAATGCTCAATGGCCAGTCGCCGCCACCCGGTTGGTTGCCGCAAGTGATGTAAAGCGAATAGCCCAAGTAGTCGGGAGTGTTGGTCACATTCTCGATTGAGGAGAACGTGCCAGCCGGCGCTTCCGGTGGGTAGCTCGGCGGCGTCGTGCGCGAGAACGTCAAGCGATTCGGCGCGAACTCTTTGTCATCAAAATAGCGCTCCATGAACCCCGTGCCACCTCCGGTAACGGTGTCGATGAGCAAGTGGCCGACCGTGTGCAGGTCCGTACCATCGAATTTCGGATTGCCAAGGTCGGCGAACGTCGGTTGCGGGAACTGTCCACTCTGCAGAGGTGGATATGTAGTGACACCCTTTGAAAAATCCCCACAGTTGAAACCGATCGACCCGTTCTGTCCGGCCTCGACGGGAAGGCCGGCGAACCGCGTTTGTGGGAAAAACTCCAAGAAATCGATTTCCGTGCCTAGAATACCATTCCACCAATCGACACCCCAAAAAGCAGGAAAGCCCGCGCCGCCGCGCGCGAGGTGCTGGTCGAACGTGAACTGAAAATCAATGTACCAAGGCGGACGGAAGAAACGACCGTGATTATTGGCTCTAAGCACCGCCATGTTTGCGGCGCTAGCATTCCCCAATGAGCCAGGGAACCAATTGCTGGCCAGCGTTGGCTGGTTATTTTGATAGTACGCGCCGGGTCGCGCCTGGGCGATCCGAAGGATGCCGTTGCTGACCGACAACGCGCTCGCAGGAATGTTCGGGATCAGGCCATAAGCAGGGTTTTCTCCCGGCTGCCCAATGTAGCTGTTGGCAACCCACCAGTCCGTTGTCGCGGTCGAGGTGTTGGCGTTGTTGATGTCGATGCGCGACAGGTCGGTGAATGGACCAGACTGAAACACAAGTTTCGGCAGGCCGTGGGCAACCGCCTGCAGTGGAGGCGTCGCATCGAGCGCGACTTGCATGGGGTCGAGGATCGCTTTCAGCGCGTCATCTGACGCGCCGATGCTTGTTCGTATCTGCTGCAAGGCTGCAAGCGTGGCAGGTTGGATGCTCATGGTGAGCACCTCCCTACGCGGTTACAGGAGGGGCATTGCCGGGCGACGAGTTCCAGCCTGACGCAGTCGAGACGTACCAATTGCCCTGGTTGTTCTTGGTCCACACGATGCCGGTTTTGTCGATCGTGAGCGAGGCACCGCTTCCATTGGCGAACGGCACGTTGTCCCGGAGAATGACGAAGCCGTAGGGAGCCGTAGCGCCAAGCGACCAGACGTGGCCCGCAGCATCCGTTATGGTCGCACCGCCTACAGGCGTCGTGCCACTGATCGTAGTCCCAGGAGGAGACGTAGTTCCCGGAGGGAGTCCCGCTGCGTTGGCGAGGATTGCAGCGAACTGCGTCAAGGCGCTCTGGATTTGCCCGTAAACGCTTTGTAGCTGCGCGAGCGTCGTCGGGTCTATGATGGCGGCCATGTTGATCCCCTTGATGTGGATGCCCGTCTTGCAGTTCTCGATTGTAACACGAGCGAACCTGACATCGGTAGCCCCAGCCGGCAAATCGACTAGCAGCGTCGGATGCGTAGCGCGCGACTGCGCCAACGCGGCGCGTATCTGGTCATCAGTCGCCACCACGGCGTCTGCGATGGGCGTCGAGCCGTTGGTCGTACCGTAGAGGCGGTTCTCCAGCGTCCCAGCCCCCGCAGCGTATGGGACCGTAGTGAACGCCGACAGGAAGCTGCATCCACCCACAAAGCTAGCGTTGTTGGCGCTGCCGCCCAACGTCGTACTCAAGACCGTAGCGGAACCGGAGACAGCAACAGCCCCGGCTGATTGCATGTTGTGGACGCAACCTTCGACCGTCACTTCGCCTTCACCCATCACCGACACCAGGACCGGATTGATAGCGCCGCCTGTAGGCGTGTCGTTCCACATGTCACGCACGACGACGTTTGCGCTGTCGGCCAACACGTTAGTCACGTTGAGGTCGGCAGAGCCGGCGAGCATCGCCATCAGTGATGCAACGCCACCTTCAATCTGGGCGCCAACGGCGCAATTTTCAAAGTTGAAATCCCGCAACTCGACGAGCGCGAAGTTCACACCATCGACGAAGATGCCAGCGGCGCTCGCTGCGATGAAGATCGGCTCTTGCAAGAGGACGCGGCCAGAAAATGCGTCCTCAATCGTTATCGCCGTATCAGCGGCATTCTTGACGTGCAAGCCGCTCAACGTGACGCGTGATCGCCCTTGAATGTCGATGCCGATCCCCGGCGTGTTACCGCAGTCGATGATCGTATTCGGCCACCCATCGCCGATGATCTGTACATCGCACACCGGCACCGTGATCGGCTTGCGCAGCGCGAGCGTGCCGACCGGGATGTGCACGACTGGCTTGCTGCCATTGAGCGCGGCGGCTTGCGTGATAGCGGCTTGGAGCGCGGTGCCGTCGTCCGTGATCGGCACTTCGAAGACCTGACGGCTCGTCAACAGGGGCGTAGGCGGCAACACCGGCATCAATGGCAACGTCAGCGAGGGCACAACCACATCATCGACAGAGCGCAACCGACTGGCCGTCGGCGATACCGTGTATTTGTTGCCGACAGAGATGATGTCGCCGCCGTTGGACGAGGTCACGGTGACGGGGCCGGCAATCGTGCTATCCGTGATCAGCAGCGGACCGCCATTGCCCATGTAGATGCCGCTGTCGGCAACGCAGTTCTGCATGCGAATTTGAGCGGCGTTTGTGTAATAGAAAACCGCATTGAGAAACTGCCGCGAGCCCTGCGAATAGCAATCACGAAAATTGAAATTTCCGGTGTTGCCAATTTGGATATCAGCAAATGTCGAACCGAGGAATTGGCAGCCATAGGCGTGGAACATGCCCGCGCCGTCCGCAATATTGTCCTGGGCGCTGTTGCTTAGCGATGTTCGGCAATTCACAAACTCACAGAACCAGAACCACCAATCGAGGCAGTTGAAATTGCGCAGTAGGACGCCGTTTTTGAGCCCGAGGAACTTGCAGCGCAGAACCGAACTCTCGGCCTCGCCGATACCTGCTTCTCCAGCCCTTATGCCTATCGAGGCGTTCTGAAAAATAAGATCCGCGTACTCGTTGCCAGTACCAAACTGACGCGGTGGTCCGCCAACGAGCGCATTCTGATCCACCAAAATGGTCGTATTGCGGCTCCCGTCCAGGGTCAGCCGACCAAGTCGCCCGTAGGCGCAACCGTCAAGATGCAGCAACGTACCGTCTGCAGCACCGCCCCACTTGATGGTCGTCGTCGCGGGATCGGCCCCGATTATACCCGCCCCGAGACCACCGAGCAGCGTGACGGTCTGTGTGACGAGATACGTCCCGGCTGGAATGAACAGATTGCGCGGTCTGCCAGTTGCCGTGAGATCGCTCACCGCCGCCTGCAAGGCGGCCGTATCGTCGAATATGCCATCGCCCTTGGCGCCGTAGTCACGCTTGAGGTTAGACCAACTGGCGAAAGGACCGAAGAACTTTTCCTGCGCACCCATTAATTTTGCACCAGCTTGTCAGTCAAAAGCGTTTGCCATACCTGAATGTTTTTGACATGCATGGGCCAATTTCCAGCTGTCGTTCCGACATTGCATGCCGCCGTCGTAAACGAAGCTGTGCAACCGCTGCTTATAATCAGAATGAATCCATTGCTACTATCTGCTTGTGTAAATGCCCCATCATAAGGGTTCATTGTGCAAGTTGCTTGTTTGCCACTTCCTTTGGCGAAATAGGTGCAGTTATTAGCATTGGTTGCGATCATCAACGATGACGCCACGGCTCCTCGGTTGAAGCTCAGAGCATAGACGCCAACCTTACCTGGAGTGCCGCTGGTTTGCGATGCGACCGTTGTCGCCGCTGTCGTGGAGTTGCCGTTTCCTATGTAGCTACCAGTAGCAATCGACCCAGTAGACAGCATTTGCGTCACATGAAGCGTCACGCCGTCGCTATCGATTGAACCCGTAAAGACTGCATTACCGGGGCAGGTATCTGCGTCTACCAGATAGCCGTAAAACCCTACTCCGTTGTTTTTTGCCGGGGGCACCCACAACTGATCAAAAGTGTGAAACGTATTACCATCTAAAACCGGATTGCATTCCGTCGAGCGCAGCGGCGGCGTGCCAAAGTAGTCCGAAAAAATCGAACCGCCCGAGCATGAGGCGCCGCAGAGATTATCGTGGAGGAAGTTGTTGAGCAACACGCTGCCATTGTTCGAGAAGCAGTCGCAATTATCGGTTTCGATAAAATTAGAACCAGGTGTCGTTCCGGGCCACGAAGTTAACCACCACGCAGGCCATCTCCAAGGCGAACCAGCTATGCCGTTCGGAGCCTTGGTCTCATCGAATGAAACGTACGCGCGCGCGTAAAGACCATTCTTGAAACTAATACCCCGATAAGTTTCCGGTACACCCGAAGGCACATTCAGCGAGGTCCATGTGCTTATGCCGTAATTGCTATCGCCCTGTGAAACATTAGTTAGTGTCAACCCGGTAACTGGATCAACCGATAAAGTGTTGGTAGCTTGAATGATCGAAGCCATGAACTCACAACTAGCGAGCGTCTGCGCGGGACTAACCGTATATGTCCCCGTTCCGCCGGAACCTGCCGTAATAGTCGTCCCTATTGACGGAGCGCACCCTCCGGCTCCGACACCAGGACTCAATGTCATTCCAACTTTGAGTACCGCAGAAGACACAGCCGTTACTGTCATCGTGCCGGTGTTGGCAATCGAGGCAGTCAAATCTACACGAGTCAAACCCTGAGTACGCCAATTAAATCCAGCAGCATTAGTAGCGCCAAGATCTATCGTCGCAAGCGACGTCATCGGATCAAAAAATGTGCACGTATTAAATCCAAAAGCACCAGCTGTACTCGGAATTGGGTCAGTACAACCTTGTGAAGAACCGCTTGAAAAAACTTGAAATATAGCAAATCCTGCCATCGCTAATTTAGCGATCAATAGAATACCAATAATTGATAATGCAATTAGAGAACGACGCATTAATCACCTATTAGCTAGTTGGGCAAGAGCCATGAACTGTCATAAAATAAGTACAAAGACGACCTTCAAGGTTTGTAACATCAGTAGATGATAAACTGCCTCCGATAGTGATTGCACCAAGCTGTAAAATACTCCCGAAATTCACCGTTGATCCGGCAACACGCTGAGCAAGGATGGCAACGTTACCATTGAGAACGGCAGCAGACGATTCTGTGCTATCGCCGACGTCGGATGCATTCTTGTAATGTTGAACTGCACCAGCACCAGAACGATTAACTACATAATGTCCGATGCTGTCAGCATTCAATATCCCTGTAGCGTTTGTTGCGGAATTAGCATCACCGTAAAAGTTGCCATCATTGTATTTCGGAAACAGTCTCGTGGAATTAGTTGCCGCCAACACAAGACCCATAACCGTACCGCCCGATGCGCCGCTTGTCGCATTTGTGAAACTCCATGCCGATATGTGCGAAGAATTCTGCGTGAAATGCGGTGAAGTTGCAGTGGAAGGATTGAAACCCGTATCGATATAGATCGTTGTGCTGGCATCGACACCGCTCCATCCATTATTTGCAGAAAAACAAGCAGTAGCCCCAGCGCAACCTGTTGAAACATTGCCGTTTGCGGTTCCATTAAAAGTGCCAGGATTGATAGCATTGACGAGAGAATTTGCACTAGAATTGATGGCAAAAATATAAAGCACATCAAGCTTGGCAAACACGCCATCGGTCACGAGCCCGCAGATCAGTGTCGTAATCGCCGCGGAGTTCTGACCGCTGTCGAGCATACCGTTATACGTAGTCGCTTGAGAGCAGCCGCCGCCTCCTGCCGAGGCCGAAACGAGCGGCAGCCAGCCAGCAGCGCGAACAGCGACAGCAGCAAGTACAAAGAAGACACCAATGACGGCGGCGAGCCGTTTCATGGCTTCTTTTCCTCCCCGGCATTTTCCTTCGTTTTCTCGGCCGCATCGCGCTCGGCCTTCAACGCCTCGGGTAGCTTGACCTTCGCAAGATCACAAAAGTCCTGGAACCTCATGCGAAAGCCGTAAAGAGCCGCTTCACAGAGCAGCGGAATGATCGTCGCTTGATCGGCAAGCGTCAGCGGAATGTTGACCGTGGACTGCTGAGCGCCGGCACAAGATGGCGTAAGCAGAGTCAGAATGACTAAAATTCTTCGCATACCTTACCTCAATTCGGCGCGATCGGCACATAGGGCACGGCGTTCTGTAGAACCTGCAATTGAAACGCGTTGACTTGCCCCACGAACGTATCCCGCAAAGTTCCGGCCCAATAATTGAGAACTTGCGCAGTCGTGCACGTTCCGTTGATGCTGGTATTGCAGCCGGATTGGAAGACCTGCACGATATTGGTTTGCAACGTGTTAGGCTTAGCCGTTCCCGCATCAGTGAAAGTCCGCGAACAGCCTGCCATACAAAGACCAGCAGGCGTTGTAAGCGTGATCGTGATCGTGTCAGCAGCGGCCGGCAGGGAAAGGCAGGCGAGTAACGAAGCGAGCAAGAGTTGTTTCTTCATGTGATCAGTCCGTTTTCCATGAGGTTCCATCACAGTAGACCGAGGCGTGCGTGGTTCCGCCACTAACATAGGCGGTTAGAAACGTTGGCGTCAAAGCGTCGGAAACAGCGCCGCGGGACCCTTCTGCGGCGCCATTGCATGTTGGCAACGCTGTACCGGCAGCGCTATAGATCAATGTATGTTGAAGTAGATTGGCGACCGTCACTTTTTGTGTACTATCAACAGTTAGACCCGTCGTTCCTGAGTTGACCGATGTTCCAGTACTGCCAGCCGGCGCAGTTTGCACAACGAACGAACCGCCAGCGCCAGTTCCCTTTCCTGGACTGACAAGTAATGTAAAATTCTTGCCAGCCTGATCAGCCGTACCGCCTGCTAATGCTCCCTGCGTGCGAAAAATTTGCGCGACGATAGCTGCATTCGTATCAACATCCACAGCACCTTGCTGTAAACTACCATTAGCAGGAGAATCTAGCTGCGTGCCACCATTGCGAAGTTGAATAGTTGCAGTATTATTACTCAAAGCAAAATTTCCGGTGCCAGTATATGAACCGGCACTAATATTACCAACAACAATATTTCCGCTAAAGGTATGAACACCGGCACCTGTTATACTATAATCATATCTTAATGTTCCACCTACAGACAATCCTATTTTACCTGCCGCTGTAACATACCACCCCGTATTATTCTCAAAATTATTCATTGCAAGCGACGGAGCCGCTGCCGAACCAGCCCCATTCACTGCAATCGAATCAGAGCCAAGCGCCCAAGCTTTAGTAAGCGTGACATTGGTTCCAGCTACTGGAACCTTAATATATGCCCCATAATAATTCGTGAACGTCGTCGCATTCGATGCGGCAACGGTATTGCCGCCGAAAATATCTGTATAAGCATTCGCAACTGTACCGCTTGATGTGGTATCTGTCATCGTCGCCGTAACGTTCGCGTAACGAATGCCAGCCGTTGTCCACGCTGCTGCGGAGATATTACCGCTCAAGCCGAAACTGCCACCTGCGACAGTGGTCTTTCCATTAAGCGTAGCCGTCCCGGATGTACACAGCACATCCGAACCTATGGTGCAGCCACCGATCGCAACCGAGGTCGCAGTCGCAACACCGAGAACAGGTGTAATCAGCGTCGGCGAGGTCTGCATCACCGCGACCGTGCCGGTGCCGGTCAGCGTATATTCTCCAAGCACTCCCGCATTGTCATAGAGAATGCGCGTCGTCGTCCCGCTCGTGATCGTGCTGGTTCCAACAGTGAGCCCACCGCCACTGCCACATGCGCCGGAGCCCACAGTACCGCTACTGATCGTGAGGCATTGGCCGTTTGACCCGCCCGTAACAGGCGTCGTATTGACGACAATCGTTGTCTGCGCCGAAGCCGTTATAGTCTGCGGGTAGGCAGGCGACAACGCGAAAAGTAGGCCAAAAAGAACACCAGCCAAGGTTCGTCGCATCACATCACCATGCCATGAATAAAGCCCGTAGTCGCAAGCGTCAACGTCGCGCAAGTCGTGGAAGAAATTGCCGCAGTAATCCCTACCGAATAAACAGCAGGCGGTCCGCCAGCATAATTAACCGATCCAAAACCGCCGGCTGAAATCGGAATACATTCGACCATATTGCCAGATGCAACACCTGCCGTAGTTGATCCATTACTCGGTGCAGAGGTCGAATTGAACACCATCAACCAGCAAGCCGCCGAACATTCAGCGTAGACACTATAAAGATTGCCGGCCGCATTTTTAAGAACAAGTGATGACGCTGCCGAACCACCAACGACCGGTGTTATGCCAACCAATGCCGAAGATGACGGAGCAGGACCAACAAATGGAACAGCGTTCGCCGCAGCAGCAGGACCAAGCGTGATAATGCCTGGACTATCCGGCCGGAGATCGACCACAAGCGCCGTATTAGTTGCCGTAACCGGAGCAGTGTTTACTGCAACTTGACCTGTCGTAGTTGCAGTACCACCAAAAGCTGCAACATTAACTGGAATATTAGATTGATTACTCGCAACTACAACTGGCGACGAATTCGCCATCGTCGCTTGACCATTAACGTTCGCATTCGTGACATCGACATTGAGCGCGTTCGATGTCGATGCAATCACGTTGCCCGCGCCGTCTACAATCTGGGATTTTTGCGAAGCGTTCGTCTGGTTGGCAGAAGTCGCGAGCGTCGAGGTATTGAGATTGGTCCCAGCATTTGCGGTAACGGTAGGCGTATTTGTTATAAAAGCATTGACGCCCGGCACAAGAACCGCCCCCGGCGACGTGCCGTAATTCGCCATCGCGCCGAGGGTGCCGCCAGCCCAGGTCGTTATCGCCGACGATCCTCCGCCGCCTCCGCCACCACCGCCGGAACCCGTAGCGAGTCCCGTTCCGCCCGAAAGAACCACGAGGTTAGAAACCGTCCCCGTCTGGTCGATACAAGCGATATTGGTGTTGGCCCCAACCGTGTAGGAAAAAAACCCTCCTGGCGCTATCTGGTCTTCGTTTGCAACCGCCGTCGCGCCGAGCGTGCAAGAAACCGCTGTCGTCCCGGTGTTGTAAGCGACAACAACAATTCCGGCCGGCAACGCGGTCGTCGCCGAAGATCCGGTAGCGGTCAGCGTCGCGTAGGCGCCTCCTGGCGCGAAGCCGCCCACTGTGGCGCTAACCGTGGCGGTGACAGGCAAAGGGTTAGACGCCGAGACAGGGGGGCAGTTATTAACCCCTAGCGTCACACACGGACGCACAATAGCTTGCGCCGACCCCTCGACATAACTTAGTAAAAGCAGGGCGATGGCAAGCCCGAGTTTGCGGAGCATAGCTATTTTTCCTCTTTTTCCTCGCTCGACTTTGTTGGAGGAATGAGTTGGGTATTCGCCTGCGAGATCAGTTTTTGCAATAAGGGGTTAACCTCGTTCCACGGCGCCTCGCCAAGTTTTTTTATGATCTGGTTGGCTTCAGAAAGCGTTATGGTCCACGTAACATTGCGCTCTTGCGCCAAGACTCCCGCGGGCAGTAACAGCAATATCGCGATAAACGTGCGCCACATCATCGCTTTCTCACAATCCAGTTGGCCGCAAGCACAAACAGCGCGTAAATCGAAAGCGAGGTGATCTGGTAGGCATTCGGATCGGGCACCGACCACCACAGCCACCACGCGCCGAACACAGTGAATAGACAAAAAAGGTCGGCAGCAGCCACGAGAGCGCGCTGAGAGAGGGCGCGCAGTGCCAGCATCACGCCGGCGACGGCCGCCGGCTCGGCGTCACCCTCTTCAACTATCTCGAACTTTCGCTCGGCCATTACCCACTTCCTCTACTTGCGCCGCGAAGTCCTCGAAGGTCGGCGTATCGTCCCGCTCGGGCGTCTTGCTACGATTCTTGCTCACTATAGCAAGATACGCCGCCAAAGTCTTGAGCGCGTCCACCTTCTCGCCAAAGCGAGGGGCGCCCTTGCCCGACTTGACCGCCTCGGTCGCGACGTGGGCGGCAAGGGTGCTGATATCGTCGTCTATGCTCACTTAGGCGACTCCAATTTCTGATCGGCATCAAGTCGCAAAACGCCTAAATTTACTAGTGTATCTACAAATTCTGCTGCACGAAGGCGCGACCATTTGGAAGCCACGCCGTCACACACTATCTTGATCGCTTGTTCTCTGGTCATTTTACTCGATTCCCTCCAACGCGGGTTCTTGCGCCTGCTCTAGCCCCTCGCCCACCCCCGCCCCAACAGCGCCACCGCGCTGGAGCGCCTTTTGCACTTGTTGGCGCACTATCTCGCGTGCCGCGGGATCACCATCCAGTCCTTTCTGCACCCAGCGCAAGAAAGCGGGCGATGTCGCGAGCTTGCGCACGAAACCGTAATAGCCGCCGAGCATCGCGCGCCCGACTGCATCTGCGCCAGGGACAACCTTGGTGGGCGCTGTCAACAACTGCGCAATTGCGCCGCCGCGCCCCAGGATCGATGCCCACGGATGCTCCACCTTGGACACTGCTGCCATCGACTTGGCGGTGCCCTGCGTGCCCCTGGTTGACATCAGGAAATCCATCTCCCTGGCGAGCTGCTGCATCTGGTCGAGCGTCACGCCGGGGAACATGACCCGCTGCACCTCGGGCGATATCTTAGCGAGCCGGGCACCGGGCTCAAGCGTCCCCTGGAGGATGCGCTGCGCATACACCTGTCGGAGCATCTCGAACTCAGGTGAGTCCTCGCCGAACCGCGCGGCGGCGGCGAGGATCAAATCTTCCGAACCGAGGATGCGATCAACCGCCTCAGCGGCGCCCGTCGTGGGTTTGAGCAGGAACCCGAACGGACCGGCCAGCCGCTTGGCGCGCAACTCGGCCGACTCCTTCTTCGCTGCCGCCTCGATCCCACCCATCTCGCGCTTGAGCGTCCCCAAAGGGTCCTGCTTGGCGACCGCCTTGGCGGCGTCACCCGCCGCCCGCGCACGGGCGATTATCTCGGTCACGGTGTCGCCCGGCCGCACCGGTATCTCCAGGCGCCCGCCCAGCATCTCGATGCGCCGCGCCTGCTCGATGAGCTTCGCCGACGCCTCGCGCCCGTGTACCGCCTCCAGCATATCACCGGAAGCATTACGATGCCGCTCCAACACCTGTCGAGCAAAGGCGCGACCGTCGATCTGGTCTGGAACTAGAGTCTTACTAGCGTTCAACATGGCTTGTACGTCGGCCGCCTTGACGCCCGCCCACAGGTTGGGACCCACCAGACGCGCAACCGTCCTGGTGAGGTCCGAGCGTCCCTCCCTGACGAGCGTGTCGAACAGGTTCTTGGGATCGGCCGGCATGCCTGACTCAAGCCCGCTTACCACCGCCTGGATATGCTTGTCGGTCAGCGGCCTGATGGCATCGCGGTAGAAATCATCCGCCGCCCGCAGCGCGCGCGCCGCCTCCTGCAACTCCGGCACCGCGCCGGGATCGTTGAGAATCTCATCCACCCGGTTGGCAAAGAACTTGAAGGTGCCCTGCTTCACGTCGGGCGTGAGATCGAGATGATTGTAGTTGGCACGCAGCACAGAGCGCAGATTGTGCAGCTGCCCAAACGTAGGCGTCGCGGGCTCCTTCTCCCACTCGCCGGTCGGCACGCCATGCTCATCTAGCTTCTGGACGCCCGCGAGGTCGCGAATCTGCTTGACGATCGAGGGGTAGCGGTTCTCGAACCCTTCCGGCAGCTCGGCCAGGAACTGCGCGGCGCGCTCAGGGAGCCCCGCCATTTCAGGCAAGTGCTCGCCCGCAAGCGCATCAGCCTCGTTGTACATCTTGCGCGCACGTGCCTGGATACCTTGCTTTACCGCCTTGAGCTTCTCGCCCACCATCTGCCACAAATCACCGGAGTTGCCCCCTGCCTTGGACACCTTGACGGCACCGTCAATGTCCTGTTGGATGTCCCGAAACCCTGCATCAATCAGGTTTTCAGCGGCTTTTCGTGCCGCGACCTCGGCTTGTCGCAACCCCTCAACGCGCACGCTGTGCTCGCCCACCTGACCCACAGCCCTGCCGAGCGCAGCGCCTACCTCGCCCTCCCGCCTCGCCGCATGCTCCGCCGCGAGACGCGCGTCCTGCTCGGCAGCAACCGCCCGCGCGTGAGCAAGAATTGCCGTGCCGGCACGCTCCGTGGACACCGCCTCGGTCGGGCCCGCTACCTCGTGCTCCGGCACGCCCAGCTCGCCCAGGATACCACGCTTGGAGCGCTCGTAATGTTCCTCCGCGGACTGTAAAAGCGGCTTTTGCGTGTGAAGTGCCGGGTCGAACACCTCAACCACGTTCTGGATGTGCGGCGCCTCTTTGGCCCATCCTGACGGCGGCACCAACACGCCCTTATCGGCGAGCCCGACCGCCATATTCAATCCTTCGGGGTCGGCACCAATAAATTGTGCCACCGCGCCAGGCAGTCCCAACTTGGCGCCACGCATCCGGGGCAGCACGGAAGCAACACCGCGCCCCACCGCGGTCCCGGCGCCCGCCATCACGCCCGAAGTGCCCAGCTCCATTGCCTCCTCGCCCGCGGAACGATCGTAGACCCCCGCGAGCGCCATGATCGCGTCGTTAAACCCCTGGCCCACCGCGCCGCCCACTGCCGCGCCACCAACCGCTCCCGGCAGGCCGCTCACGAGACCGCCGCCGATCTCGCCCACAACCGCGCCCACGGTCGGAAAAGCACCGCCCACCGCTGCTGCGCCGGCCGCCTTCCAATTCTCGGCGAGCGACTCGTGCTCCTCCGACGGCCCTCTGGGACGACGGCGCGTGCCGTTCCGCTCCTGGACATAGAGGCCCTTCGGATCGTTCCTGATCTCAGCGCCGGGATAACCGCGCTCCAAAGCGCGACGCTGTTCCCGCTCGTTGACCGCCATGTTGAACAGTGAATGAGTCGTGAAATCCACGCTCTCATAGCGCGGCTTGGTGCGCAGATTGCCGCGCGGATCGAGGAAGTCGGCGCCCTCGGGCACTGCTTCATAAGAATCTTCATCCGCGACCGACCACGGCTTGGTTCGGGTATTGCCCTGCGGATCAAGGAAGTCGGTACCAGGAGAAAGGGCGTCGTACTCCTGCTGGGACGCTACCTTCGGAGGCGGCGCCTTGTAGGCAATATCGGGCCGGTCCCGCATCGGTGCGCGGGGCTCGGCTGCAAGCCCGCGCTCCTTGAGAAGAGAGCGCTCGGCATCGAGCTGCGAGGAATACGCGTCACTCATCACTGGTAGTCCGCGAGGCGCGCTTGCGCTTCGGCTTCAAGCCGGGAGGAAGCTCCTCGTCCTCATCCCTCACCAGCTCGGGCAGCGTTTGCTTCGGCGAAGCGGCTCTCTTGCGGGGCGTGCGAGCGGACGCGACAAGCCCCTTGGAACGTGCGGTGGGCGGCACCGTGCGCCCCGGCACTGGTATCTTGGTCGAGGTGACTGCCGGCGGCAAGCCCTCCAGGATGCTTGACGGCAGGCGGCTGCCGTATTCCGACGGGTTGGTCAGATTCTCCCAACCCTGCTTCTGAGCCTCGGCGCCGCGCGGCAGCACCGTCGCATCATAAGCGTTGGGAACCACAAAGGAAGCGTCGAATGGCAACGTGGCAGCCGCCGCGATGGTCACCGGGCTATGCCCCTTGTCAGCCAGGGTCTTGAGAATCTCAGCGTGCTCCTTGTTGTACTCCTTGAGCGTGTTGACGAGAGGCGTCGCCGCGGTCTTGTCACCAGCTGCTAGCGCCTTTTCGGCTTTTTCGGCAGTCTCTTCCCACTTTTTTATGTACTTGTTGGCAGCGGACGCCTGCCGCAGCTTCACGGCGTAGGGGATCGCCGCAGAGAGCGAGGTCCCAATCCACGGGAGCATAGAGTTGAGAACGGGATAACGGTCGCGGAAAGCCGCGGTGCGCGCCTTGTATTCCGCCGCTTCCTTCTCATCGGCCTGGTGCTTGCGCTCAGCCTTGTCAGCCCAAAACTTAGTGCGCTGCTCAGCATTAAAACCACGGTAAAGAGCACGCTCGTCCTCCGGCAGGCTCGAAACCTCGGCCTCGAGCTTGGTCCTGGCCTCCTCGTCGTGCTTAGCACGTTCTTCCTTCTCGCGCCCCTCCCTTTCCTGTTCGGCCTGTCGCTCGCGCGTCTCCTTCTCGGTCTGAGCGCGGCGCTCACCCGCCTCCTTGGCGAACGACTGGAGCAAAGCCGGCCGATCGGCGCGCGGGCTTCGGCGCAAAATTTCCTTCTGCTCCGCCGTCAACCCCTCGTCGCCCGCCTCAGCCCTTGATGCTGCGAGCGTCGTGCCCGCCCCTGCACCGGCGCCGAGCAACGTCGTCATGAGCTGCCGCACCATCGGTCGTGCAAGCGGCATCCCGGCACGCACTGCGGCGCCGCCAACCGGTATAGCCGCCGACATAGCGTGGGCGCCTGCCTCCGATGGATTGTCTGCCTGAATAGATTCCTGAGCGCTCAGAGCCGCGCCCACGGGCGTGAGATCAAGCGCCGAGATGCCGCTGCCGCCGACACCAGTCGTACCAATGCCGGACGACCCAATCGTCTCGCGTGCCATCTGACGCGTGTGGTAAGACGCGCTATCGGGCAATATAAAGTTGGCAAGCCGATCACGCCACGTCGGCTCGTAGGCGCGCAATTCCGCATTCTGCGAGGAAATGGGCTGCGAAAAAAACCCGCCTGCCTCGCCGGCACGTTCTGACTGGGCGGGAGGAAGCTCCTCCGCCTGAGCCGTCCCTACTGGATTGAAAAACGACGCGATTTTACCAAAAGAAGACTCGTTGGAAGACCTCTTATCCGCCGGCGTCTTGATGGGTGCCGCGTCCCACGGCATCTTCTCGTCGCCAGTCCCGCCAGCAGGAACTGTTTCACGTGGAGCACGAGGAGCGCCCGCGTCGCGAGGATCGAACACGCCCTCATAGCGACGCGTTGATTGCTCGCGCATCGTCCTAAACAGTTCCTGAAGGCGCAGGAGGCGCTTGGCGGTGTTCGCTGTGGTGTCGCCAGCGTTGAGACCAGGGATGATCCGTGCGATCTCGGCTTCTTCGGCCGCCAGTGGGCGTCCTTTCGATTCGTTGAGAAGCCGTGGACCCCACTCGCGCAACTCGGAAATGTAGCTCGCGAACTGCGCCCGATCGGTCGCATTCGACCCGAACACGTTACCCACTACCTCCGCAGGGCGCGTGATCCGCCCGCCGAGGCCAGCAAGCGCATTGTGCTTCTTGAGCAGCGCCTCGACCTTATCGATCGTTTGATCCGACAACTGGAGTCGCTCGATCTGTCCCGCGAGATCGTCCTTGGTCTTGCCCGATATTGCCGCACCCTCAGTCTTAAGCTGCCGCGACACGTCTTCACGAATGCGGGCGATGTCCTCCTGGCTCTTGCCTTCCAGCTCACCGCTCTGGCGTTTCTCCTCCATGATCTTGCGTACCGCGTCAGCGCGCTGGCGCTCGTCGGTGAGGTTGACATTGCCCCCGCCGCCCGCTCCACCAAGATACGGTCGCGTCAGCGCCTCAGTGATCTCCTTGTTCTTGGCAATTAGCTCATCGGCCGTCGGCAGCCGCCCCTTGCCCTTGATGGTTTCAGCCGCGAACTGGCCCAGCGCTTGTGCGCGCGGGTCGCCCGGCTTCATGTGAAGAAAAAACGCGTTGTTGAACGCGTCGAGCAGCGCCTGCCCCCTCTGAGTCGGGTCTTGAATGTGCTCCTCAATCGTCTTGGCGTCGCGCTCGAACACCAGCTTCTGGAGTCCGCGCCCCGTCATCTCCTGCACGGCCTGCCCGGTCTTGTTGATCGCGTCGGCGCGCTTCTCCATCGCCTCGTACAGCTCGGGGAACATGCCGTGCTCGATGAGCACCATCTCCTTGCTCATCCCGAACTGAGCTGCCACCATGCGCGCTTTTGCCGCACCCGCCGCCATATCCGTGTCCATCAGACGCAACGCATCGCCCAAGCGCTCGTGCTCAAGCTGATGGCGCTTGAAAGTGAGGTCGGTGTTCTCCTTCCACGCGTCATGAGCGTGGTTATACGCCTCCTCGTCGCCAGCCCTGACTGCGTTCATAGCGGCAGCCGAGGCGTTAAGGGCATTCTCCATCGGGGCGCGCGTGAACGCGCTCGCGAGCATCCCGAACACGCTGCCAAGCGAGCCGAACGCCTGAATCGGATCGGTCTGGTACTTCTTGCTCTCGGCGCCCGCGTCCCACTTCTGAAACTCGCCGGGCCCGACACCCTCCGCTTCGTACTGGTGCTCGATCCGCGCGCGATCGCGTTCCATGCGCGCCTCGGTCTGCGCATCCACGTCGAGCAAGTGCTTGAACGTGCCGCGCTGAGCCTGCGTGTAATCTTCCTTCAATCCCGGCGGCAAACCGTCGTCGTCAGAAACTGGTAAAGCTCCGCCCGTACCGCCAAGCGGGATGCGCGCACCCGTCATGTTTTGCGGTTGCTTGCCATCCAAAAGGTCGTTGCCAACAAAGGCAGAATCAGTCATTTCACGCCGCCATCCTCGTCATCGGCCCCGATAGCGCGCCCGCGAAGTTAGCGATGGCCTTACCCATGCTCGCAGTCTGCTGCTGGTCAATCTGCATTAGTTTATCGAGTATCTGGCTCGATAACTGCACCTCGTTCGCACCAGCCTGGAACAACTGCTCGCCCTCCTGCGCCACCGCAATCAACGCGTTGCGGTCAGCCGACGCCAAGTCCTGCGCCAACGCGCTGTTCTGCGTCGGATCGGTCGAGAGCCCGTTGCGAGCCGCGTTGGCGATAATCTGCGCTTTGGCAGCCTGGGTCGCGCGATCAACCGCCGCCTGCAACCCCGCCGGCAAGGTGCCGGTCTGCAGGTAGCTCATAAACTGCTGCCCCTGAGCGCTAAGCTGGTTCGCCTGCCCCTGGAGCTGATTCTGCTCGGGCAATTTCTTCTGCCCTTGCATCATATTATAGATGAGCCCGCCGGTACCGGCAGCGACGCCCAGCGGGTTCTTGAGAATCTGATTACCGATTGCGCCAGGAATCCCCTCAACACCACCGATCAGCTTGCTGATGAAGCTATCGCCCCCACCCGTCGCGGCGCCAAGATCGAGACCGGGCGTACCGGGGCGAGGAATTGGCAGCGGCACATCGCCCGACGCAGCGTCGGCAAAAGAAAGCACGTTGCCTCCACCCCCACCACTCCCGATCAGATCAGTAATCGCACCACCGGCATCACCAGCCGCAGCTCCCCCCTCCGCCGCGAAGGGCAACGCACCACCAGCAGCTTCGGCTCCGCCAAAACCAAGCGCACTACCCGCCCCAGCGGCCAACCCAGGCAAGGCAGCAAGCGCAAAAGGCGCCGCGACCGCTGCGGTTCCTTCCAGCGTCTGCGCCAACTCATTCGGCCGGAACATGCCGCTGATATCATTGCCGAGATTCGAGGTCTTGCCTTCAAACAAATCGCTAAAAAAAGAGATGGCAGCCTCCTATCATAACCTCGCAAACACAACCTGCCGCGTGAACAGCCGCCCCATGCGCTCCTTGATCATGTCGTGCGGCACATCGCTCATGGCCTCAACCATCACAGCATCGACGCCCTGGTTCTTTCCCCACCTCACAAACTCGTCGTAGAAAGCGACGGCCTCGCGATCGTGCCCCTCCTTAACGAACACGAACATCTCCTGCACAACGGGCTTCATCTCAAGCGGGTGCGCGCGCGTTACCGTCGCAAGCGCCACACCGTGCTCCTGGTAGAGAAACAAAAACTCGTTCGAGTAGATGATCCCGCGCAGCCAGCCCGCGAGATCGCGCGCGGTGCGATGCGGATACGCCTTGAGCAGGCGATCCGTGATCCAACCCCCGTGGCGGTCGAGATCAGGCACCTCGAACCGGCGCATCGCAATTTGCTCTCGCACCACCTCGCGCTTTGCAATTTCAGCTGTTACGGCCATACGCGCCTCATTGTCCCAATATAAACTTCGCTTGCCGCATGTACGCAGCCTGCACTTGCGCCGGCTGTGCCGCACATACCGACTGCTGATCCGCCGGTTTTGCCAACGCGATATTGTTTTCCAGGATGCAAAGCATCAACGCTAGTTGCACTACCGTCATTTCCAACCCTCACAAATTAAGAAGCGTCCTCGCCCTGTCGTGGTTGTCGCCGTTGTCATTCATCCAGCGTATCACGTCCTGCGGGTCGCGCCAATCGATCGAGAGCAGGTCATACCCCTGGATGCCAAGAGCATTGTTCATCTGGTCGTGCATCGCCTGGTGACGATAAAGCCACGAGGAATCGTCGCGCCGGAACGGGTCAAGCACGTACTCGACGACCCTGATTCCCAGCGTCTGCAAGACCACCCGGTCGATGTCGCGATGGTCGGCGGCGTGCGCGAATGACCAGCGAGTAAAATCATCCTCCGTCCACCCCTCCTCGGTGAGCTGGTCAATGTTAGGCATCAGCCACGATACCCCACCACGTCCTCGCCCAGCATAATCGACACCAACGACGCATCCGCCGCGTTAGTCTTCCACGTCATCCCGGTCAGCTCGCCCACCTGCCCCACCGCTTGCGGCGGCACCACAAAATAACCAGTCGCGGCCGGACCGGCAATCGTGTAGGTCACCGAATTAGCCGGTGCCTGCTGGTCCACGATCGCAGTCAGATTAGGAGAAACAACGCTATCGTACTTGGCAAGACCCCACAGGCGCGTCGCGGCTTTCTTGAACAAGAAACCACCGGGCGCCTCCCACAATTTGGTCTGTACCGTCTTCTGGAAGCCCGCCGAGGGAACCGCGAACAGCGGCTTGATCGTGATGCCGTCAGTTCCATAGGTCGTGATCTGCGACTGGATTTCCTGATGCTTCACGTAGATCAGCATCATACTTTGCTGCGACGCGAACCACTCCTTCTCGTGGTAAAGAAACAGCTTGTTGACGGTCGCGCCCGACACCGGATCCACGATCGCCGCCAGCACCACAATCGCCTTCTTGGAACCGAAGATCGTCGCCTGCGCAGCCGACGGCTGCATGCCAAAGTTGTAGCCGTTCGCCAGCGTCGCAACCGTGTTCCACACGCCATCCAGCTCGTGGCTGATCTTCTCGACGTTGCCGCCACGAATAACGTGCACGCCAAAGGCGTTCGCAAACAGCACGTCGCGCCCAAAACTTTCTACCGACGCCGGGAACGGCGTGCCGGTCTGCGTGTCGGCATTGAGGTTCGAGAAGGTCGTGGTCGGCGGCGTCCCCGTCGTCTGCACACCGCTGATGTAATTGACCGATGAGTCGCCGATCGCCCACAAGTAAGCGTTCGCCTGGATGAACTTGGAGTAATTGACGCGCAAGACCGAGTCGGCCGACGTGGTGTTGCCCCCACCATCCGAGGTCGCGAAGTCAGTGAGTGAACCGGGAGCGCTCCAGTAATAGGTCGCCCCATTCGCGACCCACGCATGCCCCTGGTAGATCTCGACCGTCGTCCCCTGGATCGCAAAAGGCATGAGCGAGATAGTTGCGGTTGCCTGGACCGCTGCGTCATTTATCGCAAGCGTAGGAGGCGTATTGGTACCATAAAGACCGGCCCCGACAATAGTTACGCCTGTAATGACGCCGCCGGAGATCACCGGCTGCAACGTCGCCTGCGCAACCGGCGAGCCACCGCCCGACGCCGTGATCTTGGTCGAGGGCGAGTAGCCCGTACCAGTCGGCGTCCCGGTGACGCTACTGACATAAAATCCTGCACCGTTATCCGTGACCGTCACAGTTGGTGGCGTAGAAGACGTGTATTCGTTATGTCCACTAAAACCGTTAGGAACAGGAACCGCACCTGTTATAATACCTCCCACTATCGTCAACTGTACAGCAGGAACGCTTCCTGGGTTATTAAAGGGATTTCCGCCAGAGAGAGAAGCCGTGGTATTACTGCTGTATCCACTCCCGCCGTTGTTCACCGTAATGCTACTAACAAAGAAAATACCGCCGCCACGGGCTGTCATAACAGCCGTCAACACGGCGCCAGACCCACCCGCTTGATGACTTAGCACCGCCGTGAGAGACGCTCCAGTGCCAGTCGAAGCTCCTCCAGTCAGCGTGAGCGTCGGCGTATCGCCAGCAATATATCCAGTTCCCGGATTGAGCACCGTGATGCCGGTAACCTGCCCATTGCTGACAGTCGCCGCGAATGTCGCCCCCGTACCATGACCGC